CTTTATTTAGGGTTGAGAGCAATTACATCAGCGCGACCATTAGAACATTTTTCGCAGCTTGGGAGCTGCGACTGGCCGGTGCTGGCCGCTTTCATAGGCGGCCAGCACCGGCCGACAGGCGTCAAACCGGTCAAAATGCGCCGATTAAACCACCTTGCAAGCTCGCTTCGCCCCCCCTGCAGCGCTCTGTTGCTCCACTCACCCGACAGAACGACACCAAACGACACCATGGGCAACACATGCAAATACCAAGATTGGCGCGATCTTGGGCCAGTGGCTACTAACTTTTCCCAGGATATTGCTGCAACTTGGGCGTCAAACCCTCGCGCTATCCCCGTTCACATAAAAGCCGCAATGCAAACGGCGCAAACTGCGCTTTGTGCGCTTGATGATTTGATCCAGGAGCATGTGAGAGAAGAACTGGGGGAGGAAGAGTGACAGGCCCCATCTACGACTGTGCAGTTTGCGCCGTCTGCAGGGCCCAGATCCCCGACCCTGCCGAACGCTGGCCCTCCGCTGCCGCCGGCATTGTCTGCCAGGTGTGTTGGGAAGCCCAGTCTTCCCGCCTCTGGTGGGCCATGGTGCAGCCTTTGCCGGAAAAGGGCGCCCATGCCTGACCCAACCGCCGCCGAGCGAATGCGACGGTATCGAGCGCGCAAGGCCGGCCGGCTGCCGCCAGCGGAGTTGTTCACCTGCTCCAACTGCTCCGGGCCTCACACCGGCGCCCATGATCCGCTCTGCGCCAAATGCTGGTTGTGCATAACAGAAGAAGGCAGGGCCGATCTAGCCTTCAGGCAAGCAGCCTTTCGAGTTAATCGCAAAACCCGATCATGAGGCAATTGCTAATGCTCTGGCTTTGATGACTCCTCAGACTTCTTGGCCGTTTGTTGTGCCAATCTGATGGCAGCAAAGGCAGCCCCAGCCGAAGCAAAATCGTAGTGCATTTCCAGATTAAACCACCAGTCTGGGACTAAACCACTTGCGATTATGCACCAGCAATTGGACTCTCCCATGCGACTTATCCTCACCGACTCACCCGCGTCATACGAATAGACGCTCAGGCTTGGTAACTCTGGCATCTTCCCAGGGCGAGGAATGGCCCAGTGCGGAGCGGAGTGGGTCACCGTGCCAAGGCGTCCCGAGCCCTGTGCCGGATCGGGCGGGGTGTCGTAGTTCCAGCTGCCCATGGAGTACGAATTGCAAAACCAGCACCGGCCCTCGGCATCACACCAGCCAAGGCGGTTCCATGGCTGTTCGTTGACGGGCACCACCAATGCTTTGGCGGGTTCGGCCAACTGCTGAACCAGGGCGGCAAGCTCGGACTCCTGCTGCTGGAGCAGGGTAGCGGCGCGGCGCAGCTTCAGAAATGCTTCAAGGCTGATTGCGCCAGCCTGCTCTCGCGTGGGCGTCAGGAACTCCACCAACTCCCCCACCTCCCCTGGCTCCGGCGCTGGTGGGGTGGCGGGTTCGGCCAACAGCTGAACCAGGGCTGCAAGCCGGGACTCCTGCTGCTCCAGCCTGGTGGCAGCCAGGCCAAAATATTCAGCGTCGCAGAGTTGAACCAAAGTTGAGTCTTCTGAACCAAGGGATTGCTCCCGTATTCGCAAGCAATGAATCAGTTCAACCACATGTCCTGGCTCCTGCGCTGGTCGGGGCGGGGAAGGGTCCACTTCCCCCGTCTCCTCCACCTCCGGCGCTGGCGGGGTGGAGGGGCTGGCGGGCAGACCGTAGTTGACCAGCATTGCGGCGGCCCGCTGCAGAAAATCGTGGGCCGATGACCCTGGCGAATGAAGGCCACATTCCTTGATTAGCAGGGCGCTTAGGTTTGCCGCCATCATCTGATCAGTGGCCAAATCCTCCGGCGTTTGCGGGGTGGCGGGGCGGCTCAAATCCACGCCAAGCTTTGCGGCCAGCAGTTCAGCGCGACCCCAGCCACCCAGCACGGCGCGGGCGGTAAATCTGGCTTCAGATTGGGCCAGTGAATTACCATGGTCAACCCACTCAGGGGTTGAATCCAATCTCTCAAAACGCATAGCCTTGTAAATCTGCTTGGCAACTTCTTCCACCTCCCCTGGCTCCGGCGCTGGCGGGGTGGCGGTACTCATCTGTTTGTTCATCCAGGTCGCAACATCCTCGGCATCCACAACCCGTAAAGTCTCCGAGCAATCGACGCAGCCCAGGGCAAAAATTGGCTTTGCTTTGTCAGGCCCCATGCCGGCAGCTACGAGCTGCACGTAGGAGCCCCATTTAAGGCCCTCGCTCTGGCAGTTTGAGCAACGAATAATATCATTGGGGAAGCATTTCGGCTCCTGCGCTGGTCGGGGCGGGGAAGGGTCCATCTCATCAGCCTCAAACCACAGCAGCACCGGTTCGCAAGTGGTTGGGCACATGGCCCAGTGGGTTACTTCGACGTCGAGAATGCTCTGGAGATTGATAAACCGTGCGAACTTCAGAGAATCATGATCACCACCGCAGCGAGAGCAGCAGCGAACGTCTTGAAGAAAGCTCTGGTCAGTTGGTGCAATCATGGTTTTGTTTCCAGGATGTTGAGTTGACCGGGGGCAGGTTCTGGTGATCGACGCTTCGACCAGGGCGGTGGATGGTAAACCTTTGGAGCCAGCTGGCGCTTGATCTCGCTCAACCAGATCTTGTAGGGGTGTCCACTCTTGGGCTCCCAGGGAAAAGCATCGGAAAGGGCCCGCCGCAGCGCCGGCAGGTCGCTGGTGCCAACGTCCTTGATCACCTGGGCAATCAACGGGGCCGCCTGCTTTCGCCAGTAGGAGGTGGTCATATTGCTTCCAGCTTGATCTCGTCCGGGGGGACGATTGCAAGCACGTTGAAGGGCAGAACTGCTGCCTCGTCTTCCCTGAGATAACGGGTCCAAGTCTTCATCAAACCGTGGCCTTGCCACTGGAAGCCGGCATCCTTGGCCAGGTGTCGATCGTCGTATGAGACCAGGGCGGCATAAAGCAGCTGGGGCTTCTGCGCTTCGAGCAGCAGCTCAGGCAGGTCCTCGCGGGAGGCGAGCACCTGGGCCAGATAGGTGCAATCGGTGAGCGCCCGGTGGGCGGCCCACACCGGCACCCCATGGGCCAGGGCCAGATCGATCACCGATGGCGTGGCGCGCAACCCGGGCCGGTGCCACCTGAAATCCCGCAAGGTGCAGATCCAAGGCGTCGGCGGCTTGCAGGTAAGCAAGGGCTCCAGCCAAAGGCGATCAAAGTCAACGTTGTGCGCAACCACCGCGTCGGCGGAGCTGTAAAGCAGCTGCAGATAGCAGATGGATGGTTCGCAAAGCCGTTGGACTTCTGCCAAAGCCAGCAGGGCATCGGGGATCCCGTTGACAGCTTCGGCGCCGTTGGGCACCACGCTCGGCAGCAGGGCCGAGAATTGGTGCGTGACGGCCCGGTGCTTCACATCAAAAAGAATGGCCCCAATCTCAATTGGCGCGTTTTCTTCAAAGTTGATCCCCGTTGTCTCGACGTCGACGATTAGGAGATGGCCTGGATCAAGCATTAGTTTTTGGGGGGGTGTTGGAATGCCTCGTCGGGGCTATTAGCAGTACCGGTTCTCAAAAGCTTGAGACTGAGCAATGAGTCTGTTATACCGGTCTTTCAATAGACAGGGCCACGACTGGGGATTATTCCCCAATTGTTCACGCTCAGCTCTCGTCCAGAGCTGTTCAATCTGGGACATAACTGTTTCGTGACATGATTGCTCCTCAGGCGAGGGGCCAACCATGTGGGTCAAGTCATCCATGCTGGTGGCTGGGTCGCGGATGGCGGCAAGTAATTGTTCTAAGGTTGGGGCTGAAAAAGGCATTTCTGGTGAGGCAGTTGGCTGGCAATGCTTAGTGCGAGGGTCATGGCAACACCCCCGGAACATCAAAGAAGCCGCGCTCTCCCTTGTACGGGGCAAAGGGCAGTTTCCTTTGATCACCCAGGAGAAACCCATATTTCCCCCGAAACCAGGGGGATCCACAGCGTTTAACGCAGTCGCGCAAAACAGCGCTGCCAATAATGCCACCGCGAGGGAGGTTTTTGAAAGCAAAGCTTTCGCTTTCCAAAAGAGGTAGCAGTTCTGGCTGGGAGAGAGAGCAAATGCGCTTGGCAAAGTTCATAGCGTCTGCATATTCAGCTCGTGTCATGCCCTTAGCGGCATGAACCAGGAACGGCCCACGCAAGCCTGTCCACCAGTCGCGGTTTTCTACATCCTTTAGTGGTATCAGGATTAGCGAGGCAAATGGCTGCCTAATACTCAAAGCTAAGGTCATGGTTGCATCCAGGGATCGGCGATATCGTCCAGGAGAATTGACGGAATGCCGTTGACCACAGGGTGAACAGCTGCACTTGTGCTGTGATCAATCCTTGGAAGACCACCGTCTGCAGGACCACCATCAGCAGCGGCCAAGTTGGCTTCTTCTAATCGAAGCTCCCAACCTTTTTGCAATTCGGCCTGCAAGCCTTCGGCATCTAATCGCTCAATGTCAAGGTCAAGGCTGTTGTCGCCAAAACTGTTGACGCCCCTTAGCAAAAAGGAGGGCACCACCCACTGCAAATTATTGTGTTTGCACAATGCAGAGAACTCTTTCAAACTGTTTGCAAACAGATAAGTATTGCCCCGAGCCACTACGTGATGTTCATTTAAGTGTGCGCTATATCGGGTTTTGCATATGTCTCTTTGCGGAACTTCATCTATGTCCCGAAGGTCATAAATAAAATCGACCTCACAAACAACAGACTGACGCTTTGCCAGATGAAAAAGCAACTCATAATTCGTAGATGTGATATAGCCATGAAGGCTACCAACGGCTTCGGGTGGTTGATCTTGGTCCATAAACGGTGACATGCCGGCGACGGGTGGGCCTGCGGATCCTACTACCCATACAAGATCTTGTATGCTGCCATCGTTGGCCCGCCGACGCTCTTCATCCGGCTGGCCATCAAAAATCATGACATTGCTGGCAGGCATCACAAAAGCTGATTGGGGCAAAAGCCTCAAGCAGTCCTGCAAGGAGGGTTACCTCAGCTGGGTTATCGCTGCAACGGCTGCCTTTTATGTGGCCGGAATGGCCACCAGGGCCCTAATGAGGCGCCTTCGGGCTGAGCCACTGTTCTGGCTGTTGCGTCCGAAGGCGCCCAGCTTGGTCCTTGGCATTGACCCGGGCACAGAAGAAGGGATGGCCGTTGCCTGTGTGCTTCTCTCGACCCCTTTCTCAGCTTTCTCAGCTGCAGACTCCCTGGCGTTCGGTGGGATGGAGGAGGCGGAGCCTCAACAAGTGCTGGGTGAACCAAGGCAACCACAGCCCTACCAAGTAGCAGCCATTGAGTCCATTGAAAGCGGTGGAAGCGGTGGAAGCAGCTACAACCCCAAGCCCAGCTATCCTCCATCCGATCGCTCGGGCCCGCGCCAGCGCCGGCCCCGGGGCTTCAAAGCATCGTGATCCAGCTGCTGTCCATCGGCCGCGCCGCCGCCCCAGCTTGGCCCGCCATGGCCAGGGCCATCACGGCATCATCGTGGTGCCCTGGGGCGGCGGCGCGCCCGCCTTTTTCGTCCTGGCGGAAGTTCCGCAGCTGATGGCCGAGGCCCTCGCGCTCTTCACCGTCCGGGAATGGGCCCTTGGGAATGACCAGCTCCTCCTGCTCCAACAACAGCACGATCCGATCGGTCATCAGCAATTTTGAAGGCCCGCCAGTATGAATTTCAGTTATTTCGATTGATGGGCGCAGCAAGCAAAGAGCTTCAGCAACCGCTGCGCCAACACCATTGTTTTCGACTGCCACCAGCACCGGCGCATATTCGTCAATCAGCCGGGCGCAACGCCGCAGGCCGTAGTCCCGGCTTTGGCCGCTCACGTTGAAACCGGCCACCACCCGCCACGGGCTGCGGGTGACATCGAGGACGATGCCGCAGAAGCCGTCGCCGCCGCCGCCATTGGGATCAATACCCAGCACGTAGACGTTCTGCCGATAGGGCGATTCCCAGCCACCGCGAGACTCGGCCAGCTCGATCAGATCGTGGGAGTAAACCTCAGAGTCGCTGGCGGTGAAATCAAGCTCGAATTCACTTTGCCACTGAGCCTTGGTGATTTGTAGCGCGCGTCTATGTTTTTCAGGCCACTCTGGATCCTGGTTGTAGACCGGATGCTGGGAGTAATGAATGCAAATCTTGGCGTACTGGTTGTCCGGGCTGATTCGCAGCCGCGGGATGCCATTGGCCCCCATCGGCGTGGGATCGACAACCACTTCGCCGTGATCTTCGTGCCAGTGATCAGAAAACGCCCCGGATCGGCCTTTGGGGGTTGTAACCCACACGTGCCGCGCCGCGTCACCCAGCATGCTGGTAGTCGGCAGGGCGCCCTGCTCAATCCCCTTGAGCTTCTCGATGAAGGCCGCTTCATCGAACAGCAACATCGACGCCGAGGGGATGCCCCGGGCAGCCCGTTCGGTGGGCGGCAGAAAATGCAGGCTGCCGAAGCCGTTGAAAACCAGCTTCCGCATTGAATCCTTTGCGAACTTGGGGCAGCGTTCCCGCAGGCTGCTGGCCTGGCCCTTGATTCGCGCGGCCAGCTCGCTGGCGTCTTCGCCGGTTTTTGAAAAAACGACACCTGTCCATGCCGTTTTACGAATGGATTGACAGAGCTTGTACGAAATGATCGTTTCAGATGCGCCTACCTGACGGCTTTTCAGCACATAAACATTTTTCACCCTGCGAATTACTTTGATTAAATCACGTTGATATACGTAAGGCACGAATGGCATGTACTTGCCACTTGAAGCGATTAACGTCTGTTCTGCGAAGTCTGGCCAGGCAGGAGGAAGCGTGTCCCATGGGGCGGCGGCCTTTTCAGACGTGCCCAGCGCTGGAATGGGTGAATACCAATCAACTATTGAAGGTGGCTTTACAATTATCTGAACCATGCCTTACTCAAAATCCTCGCGAGGATCATGGGCCGCAGCTTCCCTGGTTGCCTGGTTGGCCACAATGTCGGCATCAGGCGCCTTTTCCATGAAATAGCGAGCCATCGAATCGCACGCCTGGATCATTGCGCCAGGATTTTTCAGCGTTCTCGCCAGCTTGTAAGAATTCTCATAGCGATGAAAAATAATCAAGGCTATTCGCCTCTTATCGGTTTCTGTCAGCGACTCGACCATACCGCCAATCGCTTCATTGATATAAAGGCGAGCATTTGGCAAGCTCAGCCCCCATTTCTGGATGCAATGGCCCTCTAGGTCAAGGGCGGAATAGCCGTTAATACAAAGGGTTTGTAACTCCCGCACACGAAATAGTTTCTCTAATCGCGTTGCTTTTTTCCTGGGCTTTTTGGCTCCGGCAGGTTTTTTTTCTGCTGCTCCTGCCACTCGTCAAGCAGACATGTTCGTCATGTTACCCATTTAATAGCAAATCAACTGGAAGAGTGCGCGCTGCCAATGGCTTGGCCCCGGCTCCTTCCACTCATAATGCCAATAACAATGATGGGCAAAGCGGCCAATGCAGCGGGTCTTTGGTGCAATTGAGGCCCAACTGGACCGCATCGATGCTCGCCTAGGTGCCCGCAAGGCACGAGCGCCTGGCCAACTGGATCTGTTCGGCGGTGGCGCCCAAATTGACATGACGATGCCTGGCCAGGCTCCCAACAGCGGCCGGAACAGCCAGAAGCCCCCGGCGGTGGGCCGGGCGGCCCGCGGCGCAACCGCACGAGAGGGCAAGCCTTGCGGGGATGGTCACATCTCTGCGGGCCTCACCTGCCACAAATCAGGCAGTGCAGCGACACCAGACGCCCAAACACCACCCAAGGGGCCAGCCTCCGCTCCAGCCACGCCAACAGCAGGGGAGGCGGCCCAGGGCAACACCAGCGCCGAGGCCTCTCCAGGCAGCGGTGCTGCCACCAGCTACGCCAGCCCAGCAGACCTCAGCTACGAGCTTGCCCTGGATGCCCACAGAGGCACTTCCTTTGACCCGGAGAAACGAGCCAGATCACACCAAGAGGATTACGCCGCTCATCTAAACAGCCTCTACGCACGACTGCAGGAGTCGGCTGAGTCACCGGAGCAAAGAGCGATCTTGGACGCCGAGATGAAGGCATACAAGGATGGCTACACCAAGCGCTATACCGCCTGGCTGGGCGCAAAAAGCCGGATTGTGAGCCCAATGATCGCCGGGCCCAGCAATTTCCCGGTGCGGCGCATGGAGAAGGCAAACCGTGCTGAAGATGTGAGACGGCGCGAGCTGGAGGATTTCACCACCAGGGCCCAAAGCAGCATCTATCGCAAGCTGCAGCGTGGCCGCACTCCAGAGGCCGCCCACGCCCAGGAGCTGGCCATGGTCGCCCGCAGCATCGATAGAAGCATCACCTGGACAAGGGAAGCGGAATCGGGGCGCACGTTTTACGACCGGTCGTCAGCGGCGGCCTCGATTTCGGGCAAAATAAGCCGCTTGGCCAAAAACGGCCAGGTGGAGCTAGTGCGTGACCTCCTCGACCACCTAAGAGACCAACAGGACACGCTGCGCAAGCCATTGTTCACCCCCAGGCATTCGGTCTGGAACCTGGAGGAGACGGCCCGGCAACAACGGCTGGCAACAACCGCCAAAGCCGCCTCAGCAAAAGCCGGTGCAGCAGCAGCGGACTACAAAAGCGGTGAGATCGAGCGTGATTTCGACAACAACCGGGTCCGGATCCGGTTCCACAATGGCAAGCCATCCGATGCCATCCGCAGCCAGCTGAAAAGATCTGGCTGGCGCTGGAGCCCCAGCAACAGCGCGTGGCAGCGCATGAACACCGAAAACAGCGTCTACGCGGCCAAGCGCATCCTCAAAGCTGCTGATGAAGAGCAAAAATCCCGTGGTGACAGCATTGAAGCAATCGAAAACAGACTGCTACGGCTGAGTGCAGCTAAATCAAAAGTTGCATGTTAGGATTGGGGCGCAATTGACCAGCTTTAGGCCAAAGCAAAAGGATGTCAGACCGACAGACAGGCAGAACCACCGCACAAATGAATGCTGCCTTACCCGGCGCGGTTTTTGTGTGGCTAAATAGCAACTTGTTCTACCCAAAGGCCCTAGCGGCAAAGTTGGGGCGTGATGACCTGGAGGTGCGCCCATTGTCATGGCTTACAGTGCGCAACACGAGGGGACGCAGATTCAATTACTCAGAGGTGGTCGTGGATCATGCTGTCCCGTTTGACAGCGAGCGCTATGCAGCGCTGAATATCTTGCTCACAACTGGTTGCAAAGTGTATGGAGCAAAAAGAGCCTTTTTGCAGCAAATAAATGATCAGTGTAAATACTCAAGACCGCTGCCTAGCCAGATACTAAATGAACTTGCCCACCAATTCTAAATGAACCCCAACTGGCGCCAGTTTGCGGCCATCGCTTTCGATCCCACGGTGGCTGCAGTGATCAAAGCGTTGGCGCTCGAAGTGCCCCCCGAAGGGCGGCCTGTGGCGTTTGCCGGTGCGGACGCATTCATGGCGGCCCGCACCACAGAAGGGAAATGGGTGGTGCTCGATCATGGCGGCAGCCGGTTTGTCGATGGCCCCGCCGAGGTGCGCAAGGCGGCCAAGCTGGCCGCCGGCACCCCCCACGGCGACGCCCTGCGCCAGTGGCTGGGGTGGTGGGGCTGGGTGCCAGCGGCCAAGGCCAAACCTCAATCAGGCGGCTAGGACGCCATGGCACCAGTGGATTGGAGCAAATATCCAGACGACTGGAAAGAGATCGCCCTCAATGTGAAGCGCCAATCGGACTGGGCCTGCGAAGGCTGCAAAACCCAGTGCCGGCGCCCCGGGGAGCCGTTTGTCACCCACCGGCTGACACTCACGGTCGCTCACATCAACCACATCGAGCACGACTGCCGGCCCGAGAACCTGGTGGCCCTATGCGCACCCTGCCACCTGCGCTATGACGGTGAGAGGCGCCGGCTGCAAAAGCGAGCGCTGGCACGCATTCAAAACGTAAAACAAACCTAAAATAATGATTCCTGAATGACTTGCTCACCATCGTCGATCATGGCCATGCGACGCAGCTTGCCCATTGCCTTGTTGACGATGTTGGAAACCCGATCAGCAGTTGTATCAAGCATCCTGGCGATTTCTGTTTTAGGCAATTCATTTAGATACAACAGCTCAATTATTTCGGTTTCTTCATCTGATAGAAAAGGGAGCATTGCCGCCAGCCTCTCAAGCTGAAGAGCATTTTCCAGCCGATCTTCCTCAATATCGACGCGGCTTTTGGGGCATGGCAAGACCTCTTCTAGGCAGCGCTTCTCATCAGGCAACAGGACTGATGTGCTGCCGCATTTTTTGGCGCGAGCCCCTATCCGAATGCGTTCCAACTGTTCCATACTTTTTAGCCCTGAAATCTCCAGCAACTCAGCATCCGTAAGCCGATTTGGACTGGATGCGATATGGCGCTCGACCCTGAACAGCACCTCCAGCACATTGGTCGGGATGCGAATCGTATCCGCAGTTTCTGCCAGGGCGCGATACATCGCCTGTCGCACCCACCAATAGGCATAAGTGCCCAGGGTATAACCCTTGGTCGGATCGAACATCTCGACCCCGCGCTGCAAGCCGATTGCCCCCTCCTGGATCAGATCCTCAAGGGGGAGGCCCATCCGGCAATACTTTTTGGCGACGGTGACGCACATCCTCATGTTTCCTGTCACCAACCGGTCTCGTGCCCGCATGCCTGCTCGCCGTATTGCCCCCGGCGCCGCGTCAGGGCCGCCAGGCCAATCCAGCCACTCTCGAACCTGCTGGCCCCTGAGCAGCTGCTCGGTCTTGTTTGGGATCGGATACCGGCCGAAATCGGCCAGCATGGCGCCGACCATTGATGATCTCTCGCCTGACCTGCTGGCCATGGCCCCGCATCGCCGATGGTCGCCGCAAGCCTACCGTCCATCCCGTCCAGGATTGGCGATGAAGTGCCCAGGCATTCAGGAGAATGGACGGGCGGCCTTAACCTGATCGAGCGCCTTTCGTAAAAGAGCAGGGATTTTGGCTACCGACGGAATCGCTTTTGAGGAACGGTTTGACGGGGTATTGGTTAACACCCTGACCAGAATGGGCACCAGTCAGGACAAGGAGCGATACACCGGTGTTGCAGCGCCGGAAATTCTGCAACCCGCTGACCTGGACGCTTTATACATAAACAACTGGCTCTGCCGGCGCATTGTCGACATCATCCCGCAGGAGACCACCAGGGCGGGCTGGGCCCTGACCCTGGGCACGGAAACCACCGATGCTGAGAAAAAGCGGTTTGATCGGCTGGTTGCGGTTGGCGAAGACATGGGGATCCGCACCCATGTCAAGAAAGCCATGCGGCAGTCTCGCCTTCATGGTGGCGCGGCGATCATCATGATTTTGGACGACAACACTCCCATCGATGAGCCTGTCAACCTCAAGAAGCTACGGGCCATCAAGGGGCTACATGCCATGGATTGCCAACGGATTTGGCCGGCAGCGGGCTGGAGCGGTGTAGGCGAACCTGACCTTTATCAAATGCAAATCAATCGAGATGAAGATTTGCGGAAGATTGGGATGAAAGATCAATTACTGCATGTGCCTATCCATCGCTCAAGGCTGCTGCGTTTTGAAGGGGACGATGCTCCGTACAGCTACAAAAGTCACTTTAAGTGGTGGGGCATATCCGTATTGCAGTCCGTTTGGAATGTATTCAAGCGCTATGAAACAGGCCAAGCATCAGCCGCCAACATCCTTAACGATTTCAGCCTTTATGTGCAAAAAATCAAGGGTTTAAAAGGCATGGTTGAGCAAGGGAAAGGCGACTTTGTGGCCAATCGGTTGTCACTGAACGCGCTGATGCGTTCAGTGATCGGCGGGATCGCCCTGGACGCTGATGGCGAGGAGGCCTCGTTTCTGACCCGTTCGGCCGCCGGGGTCGATTCGATCATCGAAAGACTCAAGGATGAGGTGCAGGGGGCAAGCCGGATCCCCCATACCAAGCTTTGGGGCAGCTCCCCATCGGGGTTAGGGGCCACTGGGCAGTCCGAGAAGTCGGATTTTGCGCAGGAAGTTCACATGCTCCAGGAGGACCACCTGGATCGGGCGCTGCGGCAGTACTACGAAACCCTGGCCGCCTGCTCAACCAATCGGGCAGCAATGGAATTGCCGGAGGATTGGCAGATTGATTTTCACAGCACCATCACCCTTTCCGACCTGGAAGAGGCCGAGCTACGGGGCAAGGTGGCAACGGCCGACAGCCAGAACATCCAGTCAGGTGTGTTGCAGCCCAACGAAGTGGCCTTGGCGCGTTTTGGCGGGGCCAAGTTCTCGATGGAAACCACCCTGCTGGACCGCGAGAAGAATGGCGCGATCAAACAGGATCCCCAAAACCTGCCACCACCCACTTTTGGTGGTGACCTGGCCACTCTGCCCGGCGAGGCCATTGGCCAGGGCCAGGGCCAGCAGCAGGCCCCCCGGGGGGACAGCGGGGACGAACGCGACGACGGTTGCTGCCGCCCCTGCGACGCCGCCACCGCCAGGGGGAAGCCCGCCACCTGCAACGACGGCGCCGTCGACGGCCAGCAGCAGGCCGATGACCAGCTGGAGGGGTCGTTGCAGGTGGAGGGCTTTCCCCTCCAGCAAGCGGCGGCCGCCGAGGCCCACGCCAAGGCGATCGCCAGGGCAATCGCGCAGGACAAGCGCCGCAAGGGCCGCGGCCGGCGGCCCGGGGTACGGGCGGACGGCAGCCGGGTGACCGGTCGGAGGGTGGTGGCCGGCGTGCCAGTTGACGTCCGCATCGATGGCAGCGCCACCCTGGTCGGACCCTACGGGCAGGCCCTGGCTCTCGAAGCGGCAGTGGGCTTTGACTGCAGCGGGCTATGGGAGGTGCTCAGCCCAGCCGGCCAATGGACCGCCGTGGTGGGAGTGGAAGACCAGGCCATGGTGGTGGCCGCCGCCGGCCCGGGTGCCCGGGTGCGCCGCCTCGATGGCATCGACTTGCTGGCGATGGGGGTCCGATGCGACAGCTATGAGCCATGAGCATTGACCGTCGGCTGGAGCTCCAGCAGCGGCTAAGCGACGAACTGCGGGGCCTGGAGGATGAAGCGATCGGGCGGATCGGTCGCGTCTTCGAGGGGGCCCTGCGGGAAACGGTCGCACGCATTTTTGCGCAGCTCGATGGCATCGCCGCCCAACCCGCCTATGACCCAAAGACCACCCCAGGGGCGTTTTTGGGATCCACCCCCGAGGGGCAGGTATCCATCGATCCGGGTTTGAAGAATCAAGCCCAGCTGATCCTGCAGGGGCAGCTGCTCCAAGATCTGCGCCAGATCGTCGATTCGATGCAGCTCTCCCCCCGGCGGATAGAGCGGCTGGAGGCAGAACTGAAAGCCCTGTTCGATCGGGCCCAGGGACTGGGCAGCGAATATGCCCTCCAGATCACCGGGGCAGAACTCGAGCCCTCCCTGGCGGTGCTCTCCCCTGAGGGGCAGATCGAGCGGCTGCCAGGCCAAGGCCAAGGCCAGGGCCCCGCACCGATCGAGATGCCATCGGCGCCAGATCGGGGGTACCAGGGTGGGCAACGGTTGAGCCGGCTCTTCGATCTCAGCGGTGCGGTGATCGCGGCGGAACGCGATTTCAAGAGCCTGTCCGAGAACTACGCCAAAGAACGTGATGCGGCCTCCGATGAGCACGTCAGGGCGTCAAAGGCTTACTACGCCAAGTGGTGGGCTGAATGGGGGGAATCGGTGTCATTTGAGACGGCGCGCCAGATGGCCCAGGGCCCCGATCCCCGGGCGCTGAAGGCCAAGCTGCGGGAGAGGATCCCAACCATCAACGAGGCCTTCAAAAACCGGGCGGAAACGATCGCCCGCACCGAAACCTTGATGGCATCTGGCGAGGCCCAAGAGCGGATCTACCGCCGGCTGCGGGTTGGCTTTGTGCAATACCTGGCGACGCTTGATGACCGCACCTGCGAGTTCTGTGCGCCCCGATCCGGCTGCATCTACTGGATTGGTGGGGTGAGAACCCCGATCCATCCGAACTGCCGCTGCGGCGAGAGCCCGATCACCTTGGAATCGCTGGTGATCCAGAACAGCATGGCGAAATCGCCGGAGCAGACCTGGGAGGCCGAGTTCCAGGCCCATGCGGCGGCCACCATGGCCTATTTCCGGGCGGCCGCCGGCGCCGATGCGGTGCCCCGGCCGGTCGGTGGGCCCGGGGACATGCGGGGCACGTCTGCTGACTACCCCTTGATGGAGCGCAAGGGCCTGCCGCAAAGCGTGGCAAGGAAAGCCTTGAGCCAAGATGACCCACTGAACCAGGCCGCGCGCGATTGGCCAGCTGGTGACCCGGTGTGGTGCCCGCGGCGAGGATGGCTGGACCAGCAGGCCAGGGCGGCCTATGAGGCAATTTTGAGATCGGTTTGATCAAGTACCCGTCAAGTACCTATCGCTTGAAGAGCAGCATTAGCTCGCTCAATCCATTCCAGTGCATGTGGTACGCAACCTGAGCCGTGAATTGGGCACTCTGGTATAGCCCTGAAAACTTGTTCGCGGTTTTCAAGCAGCCTATCGGTAATGTCCAGTTGTTCACGCAGGTACAGCGCGCAACGGTGCTGGCCACTTGTACCCCTTTGCCATTGATAATTGCAAGTGCTGCATTCCATAAACTTGGAGGAATCGGGTGTCATTGGGCCTCGTTGGGAGATTGAACCAACCCTGCCCACGGGCATAACGGGCAGCCGTGCTCTCCGTCGTCGCAGCCGTCTTCAATTGGATCGATCCCGCGAACTAACAGGCCATGGGCGATAGCAGCATCAAGGCAGCGCTCTTCATTGCCTTGCTCGTGGGAGTCAACATTGTCAGCGGGTTCAATCATGGGCCTTTTTTGTTGAGTAATTAGCGGTGGGTACGATCATGAATGGGCTGTGAGTTGGGCACGGATAGCCAGCATTTCGGAGCCAAGCGGGCACCAGTCTGGAGTTGTCCAAGATGTATCGCCTACCTCGCGTCTAGCCTTTAAAATCCCCCAACCGTGCGAAGGATGAGTGCAGTAAATATAAAGTCCGCTATCACCTTGGTGGCAGTAGTAATGTTTTGAGCAGTATCGACACCCATTGCAGGATGCAGATATGTGAAGACTGGGTCCATCTCGTAAATCTGGTTCCATGCTGTTAGGTACAAGTATGGGTCAGGTCAGTTACAGCTTCTGCTGCACCGTGTTCCGTAAATCGCAGCGATCGGTGACCATGGGGTTGCCAGGTCACCCAGCCCTTTTTCTTCAGCTGGGTCAAATGCTGGTAAATGCTACTCACGGTGGCAATTTCAAGAGCCTGCGCGAGCTCTTTTAGAGTTGGAGACTGGCCGTGGAGATTCTGGTGTTTGAGGATTGCCAGGGCGACATCGTGCTGGCGGCGGGTTGGTTGCTGTAGTGCCATAAACAAAGTTTCAAACCGCCCACATATTGTACAGGAACATGAATGGCAAAAAAAAGAGCCGCAATGCGACTCTTGGACAATTTCATGTTTGTGCAAAACCTGTTCAGCTGGGTGCCCCAGGAACAGCATCCAGAATTGCATTGATGGCGGCATCCTCCTCAGCATCCTCTGCAACCACAGATTGCAGTTCGGTCACTTTGGCGTTGGCTGCATCGGCAGCTTCTTGCGCGACAGTTGCGGCAGCTTGTGCGACAGCAATCGTTTCGGCATCGGCAGCATCGTTGGCCAGGGCAGCGGCTAAGGATGCTTTGGTTTCAGCCAATTCGCTTTTCAAAGCGGCTTCACCACTTTGAAGAAACTGAATGACAGCGTTTACGCGATTAACAAGAGCGGACATGGTTTTAAGCAAACAAAGGGAACGTTGGTTCATTGCAGTAATGAACCGGTAGAAAGCAAAGTCCATTTACTGGGACCCAGAAGCAGCACGGATGCGCTGCAACACCATGCTAGGCCAAGAAATCGCTAGACCGGATTGGAACGCTTTAGTGCCTCCATTAACTGATTGGTTCGCCACTGCAACCACTTGGCCTCATCTTGTAATTGTTGTTCTTCTGTGGGGAACATAACAGCCATGGTTTGGCGACCCTCGCCGCTGATAAGCGCTGTGAGATGCTTGGAGAAATAAAAGCCTCCATTGCTATCTATCAAGCCCACATACTGCCATGGCTGGCTATCCTTCATTCCGCCTATGCCCACTGGATTAACGCTTACCGCGTCTTCGGAACGACGCTTGACAAACACCCAACGGCAAACAGCATGCAGCTGAGCTGGCTCACCAGGAGCCACTTCAAACTCTGGGGGGGTTGTGACTCGAATGTGCACAGTTTCGTAAGTTGGCTGCGACAACAACCAGGCCCAGGGCCCAGCCAGTATCTGAGGCCGCAACTGCCCACTGATTTCCATGGCCAGATAACGCAGCCAGCCCGACTGGGCTTGGGTCAAGCCTCGTCGCTGTGTGGCCAGCTGCAGGGCAAAGTCCCCAACGTTTTGATTGGCGCGATCGGCGTCAATCACGATCTTGCGAGCTTCGGCGTCAGTAAGATCGCATTCGAACTCAATGATGCAGCCGTTCTTTTTATGCAGTTGGATTAGCATTGGTTCTCAAAGATAAGGGCGCCAAGGCTTCCCTTGGCGCCATGGGAAAGAAGAAAAATCAGCCTGAGACACCAAATAGCTTTCCATAAAACTCAGTCCTGGCGCAGAATCGGGGCGACACCTCTTTGATGCTGCAAGATCTGTGCGGCGTCCCGCATCTTCAGGACATGTGGGAACAGGATGGCACCACCTATTAGCAAACTCCAAAGCATTAAGTGATTTCTAAGCAACAAGATAAACGCCACGATAAAGGAATCGATTCCTTCGAATTGGCGCCTTCTGGATTGGCGTCTTGTTGCCGGCTCGCGAAACTTTTCACTTTGGAGTGATTCAGCATTTTCGCTGGTTTTGCAACGACGCAGCCGCCGGCTCTCAGCCAACGCGGTGTTGGGCTCTGGCATGGGTCCAATCAGTAATCGGTCTGGGCTTGTCCAGCATACAGGATCTTGGATGGCATGGAAGGGCGCGCCCTGCCGCTGGCGGCAGCCGTGCCCTGGCCGATCGCCTTAGCTTGACCAGACACCAACTGATTCGCATGATCGAAGAACAATTTGCCCTGAACGCACTCGCCACTTGGGTTCACGCAAACGGGATTCATCAGGTCAGAACCGCATTGGCATTTGCCAATCAAGCGGCCCAGCAAGAAGACATTGATAGCGATGGTCTGGCGGCCATGTTGTTAGAGGAGGGAGAACGCCTTCGCGATGAGCCCACCCCAAGTGGTGTTACAACCGATCAGCTTGCTCCAGTGCCAAATCCGGAGCAAGATCCTGACGAGGTAAAGCCTCCACAAACCCAGTCACCGCAAGCGAAAGAGGCAAAGCCTGACAAGAAAAATCCGTAACATGTTAATCAAGGTTCATTGACACCAAGAGGAACACCAGTGGATGTCAGGCAGGAAACAGCGTCGCTCGTCAAGTCAATCATTGACGAGCTGATACATGAAAGTGTTCAACTGCTAACCCTTAACCTAGTTAGGTCAACGGGGCAAATTACAGGCCGCTTCCGTGCTGGACGGTTGGTCTACGACTACAAAATTGCTGGTGACAATGTTGCCTATACTCCAATCGGTGGCAGTGAGCGAAAAGATTCAGCCGTTTGTTTAAACTTTAGCAGGGAAACAAGTCAGAGACTGGCTTCTCGTGCTTATATCATGGGTTTGCGTGATTGGAGTAGCACCCGAGCTGATGCTTGGCTGTGCGCAAAAAGAACTGATGGACCCAAAAAATGTGTAAAGGGAACAGCGTGTGGCAACAGCTGCATCGCCAATGGCAGAACGTGTCGGATTAAAGGCAATTCTCAAAAATTGACGCAACTAAAAGCTTTACTGGCCTTACCGGCAGCAGGGCAAAGTAGTGGTAGTGTTACTAACACCAAGCAAGGGTTTACGAAGAGTCAAACTGGCGGGAAAGTCAAGCCGGAGTCCATAGCCAAACTAAAAAGTCCTGTACTCAGGTATTGGGATGTAAAAAGCGTGCAGGAACTTGCCCGAAACAAGCTTTTCAAAATGGCAACGGCGGGTGATGAGCTTGATTTTAAGGACCGTGAGACTTGGGCAAGGTTACATCGTCAGTTTATTGGCGTGCCAAAATCAGAACAAAACCAGCCAGATGGACCAACCGTAATTCGCGGCCTTGATGTACTTAAGCAATTCCGTCCATGGTACATATTTGACTTAGATCCAAAAACAGCAACGACTACAGATGTAAAGCGAGCTTTTATACGCTTAGCCAAGACTCATCATCCCGACCATGGCGGCAACCCAGAAGTTTTCCAGAGACTCAAGGTAATGCGCGACTCAATGTTGGCATTGATGCCATCTAAAAACGCAAAATGACGCCAGAAAATAATAGAACAGTCCATCAGCATCGTTCTGGATTCAGGCGGATCGAAACCCGCATGGCGCGGCTGGACGGTGCGACTGCCGCCATGGCGGCGATTGATCCGATCACGGCGCCACTGACGGCGGTGCTGGCCGCATCGCTGCCTGGGGCGGCCGTTTTGAGCTGGGACCGGCAGCACGCCCCCCAGGGCCAAAGCCTCACCGGGCGAGTGGCGGCAGCTGGGCTGGTTTACCAGTTTCGCGTCGATGGCGAAGCCGTGCGGTTCCGCCCAGCCTGGGATGTCGAGACCGATGCAACCTGGGCGGCGAGGTCTGAAGGATTTCTGGCGGCCCGGGGCCACCGCCTCGATTTCCGTGACACCCGAGCCAAAGGCAAGAGCGCCAGCAAGCGGCGGTGCACCACCGGCTACGGCTGCGGGGCCACCTGCATCTCAGTCAACAAGGAGTGCGTCATCAGGGCCGCCAGCGCCATCGGCAAGGAGCGGTTGCGGCGGCTGCAGGAGCTAGTAAGCCAGGGCGACCCAAATGCCGGGAAGGTGCAGGCGGCCGTGCAGGCAGGGCGCAATCAAAAGGCCAAAGGCCTGCAGGAGGGCCGGCAAGTGGAGCGGTTGCGGGCAATGCTGCGTGATCCGGCGGTTGCCCAGATGGTCCGCAGTGGCAAGGTGCCCGCAGCAACGGCCGCGGCGCCCGGCCCCGGCCTGGGGGGGGCCGGCCAGGGGGGCCTGGCAGGGACCGTGGCGGTCGTGGCGCCGGACTCCATCGAGGTGGATCCCAAGCGCTTCCAGTTCAAGCTCCACTCATCTGCCAGCGGAGAGGTTGGCTCCCTTGCCGGCATCAAAAAATGGGACGACAACCTCGCCGGGGTGATATCGGTGTGGCAAGACCCGGCCGATGGCAAGACCTATGTCGTGAACGGGCACAACCGCCTCGCATTGGCCAAACGGATGGCGGCAGAGTCCGTGACGATCCGGTACCTCAAGGCCGCCAATGCCAACGAGGCCCGTGCGATCGGGGCCATGCAGAACATCGCCCAGGGCCAGGGCAGCAGCGTCGATGCGGCGAAATTCTTCCGGGATTCCGGCATCACCGATCAGGCGGCCGTTGAACGCGCCGGCCTCCCCCTCCAATCCGGCAAGGCCGCCCAGGGCCTGGGGCTGGCCCGGCTGCCCGAGTCGATGTTCCGTGCGGTCATTGATGGCGAGCTTTCAATCAGCCGTGGCGCGATCATCGGCAATTCAGGGCTGAGCAAGGCCAAACAGGGCGAAATCGGCAAGCTGTTGCGGCAGCGCAAAAACATCTCCGATGGCACCCTGGCGGAGTACGTCGAAAACCTGGCCGTCAGCGAGGCCAGCCAGCAGGGGGCCCTGGACATCTTCGGGGGGCAAGAAACGGTCGACAACGGCCTGGCCCGGGCGGAGCTCGCCAACAACCTGCGGCGCAAGCTGGCCCGGGAAAAATCGCTCTTTGCCACCGTCAGCAAAAGCCGCGCGGCCGAGGCCCTCCAGCAGAAGGCCGGCAACAAGATCAACCAACGGGAAAGCGCCGGGGTTGCCGCCGAGGCCGATCAGGTGCTCCGGGTGTTCAAGGAGCTGAAGGACAAGGCCGGCCCGATCGCCACCGCCCTCAACAGCGCCGCCAACCGCATGATGAAGGGCGACCCGGCCGCCCAAGTGAAGAAGGAGCTGGAGGAGCAGGTGATCGCCGCCATGCAGCTGGAGCTGGAACGGGCCGGCTTGCGCAAACCGAAGAACCTCGCCAACGAGGCACCCACGGCCAGCATGTTCGACAGCCTCATCAGCCGGATCATCCGCCTGGATGCTCGCGCCCGAACCACCCCGGGCCAGCTGCCCTTGATGGCCGGTGGCGCCCAACTCGATCTGGGCATGCAGCGTGGCACCACCACCAGCCAGGGTGGACGCAAGCCGCCGGCAGTGGGCCGGGCCGCCAAGGCCGCAGCTACCGGCAACAGCAAAGCCGGCAAGCCCTGCGGGGATGGTCACATCTCTGCGGCCCTCACCTGCCACAAAGGAGGTGCAGGGGCCGGCAATGGGGCCATGGTCTACGCCGGAGAAAGTGATGACGGCAGCCGGTTTGTTGATGCCAAGCCGAACGCCGCGCCGTTGTTCAAGATCCCCCCTCGCCAGGAAACACCAGCAAGCCCAACGGCCAGCAAAACCCCGCTGGCCGATGCCATGCGCCAGGCAATCCAGCAGATGAAGGCGGCAGACGTTCGGCAGATGTCGATGCTGGCCAACCAGCTGTTCGAATCCGAATGGAGCCTGGAGCGCAAAGGCAAATGGAAGGGCATGACCAAAGCTGCCGCCCAACAGGCCTACATCCAAGAGTTTGGCCAACAACTGCAGGAGGCGCGAGCCCAGCGCCAGCAGCAGGCTCAGCAAACTCAACCGGCAGGCAGTGGCGCGCCGATGAAGCTGTCCCAGCGCATGCGACAGCTGACTGAGGCGATGAAAGCGTCTGACGAGCGGATGGCAAAGCTGGGGGAAAAGATCTTTGAGCTGCGCCGCAGGACGATGGACCTGGATGAACCCTCGCAAGGTGAAATGCCAGGGGCCACTCGACGGGCACTGCCAAAGGGGAAATAAGCAATGGCAACCGACGGCCGGCTGGCGCTGCTTGAAACGCGCATGGCCCGCGTAGATGCAGCCCGCGGTAAGCCGTGTGGCAAGAGCTTCATCGTTTCGACCTACCGTTGTCACAAGGAAAAAGGTCCAAATCAAAGCACCAAAAGTGCCCCAGTGCTTACCCAGGCGGCCGATGGCGGCATCCTGTTAGATGGACGGCCGCCTGAGAAGCAGATCGGCAAAGGATTCTTCGGCGACACATTTCTTTTCCCCCTGGCCGGCGGCGGTAAAGCCGTGGTGAAGGTTGATCGGATCAGCAACCGCGACCCCCGCGACGGTCATCCCGACCCATCGCCCGAACATCGGATTAAGGCCCGCAGGCTGATGGTCGAAAACGAAGTGGCAAGCGCCAAACTGGCTGGCGAACTTGGGGTCTCCCCCAAATTGCTGAGTGAAATGCAAAAGCTGCCCGATGGGAGGTTTGCTTTTGCCTATGAGTTCACCCCCGGCACCCCGTTTCAGGAAAACCACCACAGCTATGACCCAACCGCAGATGCGCAACGAATTCTGGGCAAACCGGAGAATATGCGGCGCTATCTCTATGGTGCGGCAGAAATCAGCAGGAAGCTAGGCGACGCAGGCCTCACCCATGACGATTTCCATGGCGCCAACTTACTGATTCAGGAGGACGGCACCCCAAAACTGCTTGACTGGGGAATGAGCAGCAGGGGCCCAAAAGGCAACTTCTTTCAGGAGACCACAATGCTTTACATGCTTTCTACCTGGGCCGGAGATCGACGAGGGATGGAAAAAAACGGCGGCCGGACTGGCAACGCCATCAGCAAAGTTGCTGATGAGGCACAGAAGAGTCTTTACGACGGCGAGAGGGCATCAAAAGATTTCATCACCGATCTCAGGGCCGAGCGTTTCCTGGAACTGCCCCAGATTCCAAGCGACCAAATCAGACAGGCAATGATAAAGGCCAATGCCATTCACAGAGCCAACAAAGAGAAACCAGGTTGGACGTTTAGCGATGCACAAGCGGAAGTTGGTTTGGACGGCAAGATCACTGCCGCCGATCGGAAAGAAGCCGACAAGCGCCGCGATGATATTTACGGGCCCCGTGGCCATCGAGCCTTCCGCCGCAAAGTGGATCTGCTGCTCAAACAGTTGGATCAGGTATGAGGTTGGCCATCCCCGAAAGATTGACATTTAGCCTGGCCGCCCAGGACGCTAGGGATCAGGGTGACACTGTCACCTACATGAAACTGATGAACCGCCATGCGGCCATCGTGATGGGCCGCCGCAAGCCACGATCAGAGATCAGCGGTCGAATTGACAGCACCTGGGATCGCATTGATGCCCTGAAGGCCCGGCTTGATGCCCGGGCGCGATCGGCACCAGGCCAGCTGGAACTGCTCACCGGTGGCGGAGCGCAAGCAGAACTTCCCCTGGGCGGCACCACCGGCCAGGGGGGCCGCAAGCCAGCAGCGGTAGGCCGGGCCGCCAAGGCCGCGGCGACCGGCAACAGCAAAGCCGGCAAGCCCTGCGGGGAGTCCCACATCTCGGCGGCCAAGCAGTGCCGCAAAGGGGAGACAGGCGAAAGCCAGGAAGGCCAGGAAGCTCCAGCTGACAAGCCGGCAGCAGGGCGGAAGGGAGGACGCCCAACAGCACCTGCCGACCCCCGGGAGGGAACCACCGGAGCGGTTGAGTCTGGTGACTATGAATTCGCCCGAAAATCCGAGGTCCCGAACGCCGGGGAAGACCTGGCCCTATCGGCCCGCCATCGGCGAAACATGTTCTTGGGATTGGCGGCGGAGGAGGCCGCCGGCACCGCCGAAAAGAACCTCACTCGCGACAACCTGCTCAAGGCCACACCCCATGACCTGATCGCCGGCATGACCCCGGCCAACAGCCTGAGCAGCCTTCAGGGTTACCTCACGCTCCAGGCGTTCCCGGCGCGGCCGTACAGCGAAAAGGAACTGGCGGGTTACCAGCGGGCAATGGAACGGCAGGCGCGGCCAGGGATGCAGTCCACGGCTGTTTCTCCGGAAGGCCTGCGGGAGCAATATCACGATGCGTTTCAGCAGCTCCATGGGCTGGTTCATGCGCTACAAAAACATGCCGATCCTAATGCCAATCGTTTAGTTATTCTAAAATGGATTAACGATAAGGTTCGAGAGTTACGGCAGCAAACAGGCGACACGTCGTCTTATGCAATCGGAACAGCAAAAGACCCATACAATCCTGTAGCCAACAGTCTGATTGATTTTTCGCGGCGCATTGGCCGTCGGGGGACTACCTCCGTGCCCGGGAAGATGGAAGATTTCTCCCGTCGGCTCAAGGCCGCCATGGGCAACGACTTTGGGTCGGCCGAAACCACCTTGGAAAAGGCGAGGGAAATTGCGACCCGGATCATGGAGGGCAGCAGCTTCAACGAGGCCTTCGGGACCGTCGGCGCCAATGGCAAGCGGCGCTTCAATCCGGCGGATCTCTACGTGGCCCCGGCCAATCGCCAAGGGGGCCGCAACGTCGGTGGCTCGACGATTGAGCAGGGCACCGATTTCATTCTCAAGGGATCCGGGTTCCGAGGTCTGCAGTTTGGCAACAGCGTCAGCGATGACGAGCGCAAGCACCACCTGAAGAAGGCGGCCGAGGCCCTGGCCGACCTGGCCGATGTGACCGGCCTGCCTGATGAAGCCATGGGCTTGAAGGGTTCTCTGGGCCTGGCCATTGGCGCCAGAGGGCGAGGTGCTGCGCTGGCTCACTTCGAGCCAAAGCTCAAGGTGATCAACCTCACCCGCAAACGGGGCATCGGCACCCTTTCCCACGAATGGGGCCACGCTCTCGACAACTACCTGGGGCTGAAGGCCGGGGTGGCGGCGAGCAGCGCCCCCAATAGCGACAGGATCCACCCGGACCACGTTTTCCTCACCAACTCAGGCAAACCGTGGGAGAAGGATCCCAAAAACCCATCCCCGGTGATCGACGCGATGAAGGCCGTGAAAGAGGCCCATGTCACATCGGGCTTCATGGATCAAGTGGATAAGGAGTCCAGGGGCCTGAAAAGGGCCATGGCCTTCAATGAGGACTACTGGCGTTCGCGGCCAGAGATGTTCGCTCGATCATTTGAAGCCCACATTGACCGCAAGCTGCAGGCCCTTGGCCGGGCGAACACCTATCTGACGCAGACCCCCGACTCTTTGCTATGGCCGACTGCTGAGCAGTCCGCAGCAATGGCGCCAGCCTTTGATCGGCTATTGGCCGCCGTGCGCGCAGAGCACTTTGCCGACGCCCCAAAGCGTAATGATGCAAGGGGTGTCCGCATTGATCGCTTCATGGCCGCCTTGGAACGCAACACGCCTCAGAAGCCGAGAAAGCAGCCAGGGCAAACTGAACCCGAGCAAAAATCCGAATCTCCCGCCACCGAAGCCCCGATCAACTGGGACAACGTCGCCAGCGAAGTGAAGACCATGCTGGAGCTGGACTCCAAGGATTTAGACGGCGGCACCGATTAGAGGGCCAGCAGGGCATCGGCCGATACCTGCAGCACCTGGCAGATCACCCTGATCTGCGCCGGGGATGCCGAGGCCCTGCCTAGCTCAAGTTTGGCGATCCAGGGCTGGCCGACACCGGCGCATTCAGCCAGCTGGGCCTGGGTGAGGCCCCGCCGGTGGCGGGCGGTTCGGATGCGGCCGCCCATCTCCCGCCGGACGTACGGGGCAGGAGGGACCACAAACGGGCGGTCCTCAAACATGCCGATGCGGAATAAAACACGATTCAGGCTAAGGAAACCCGCAGTTTGGTATCTCATCCGAACTGGGTGGTGTGAGCGAGGAATGGAGGTTTGACCGTGGCGCCATTAGCCCCAACTGGGAGAAAACCCCAGATGGGTTCTTGCGTGTCCGTGGAACCTTCAGCCGCGTCGGTTGTCTCTCCTACAAGCGAGCGGACGGCAGCACCCAGGTCGAATATCGCCCGGAAGAAGAGGTTGCTCATCGCGACTCAATTCTTTCGCTTGGGGGATTGCCCGTCACCCATGAGCATCCCCCAGAGCTGCTGACCCCTGCCAACACTCGGCAGTATCAACGCGGATCGACTGGAACCGAAGTCAAGTACGACAACGGTTTTGTCAAAGGCGTCGTCATCCTCACAGACGCCGAACTCATCGCCGCCGTTGAACGCGGCGATGCCAGGGAATTGTCGATTGGCTATCGCGTTCAGATCGATCGCACACCAGGGGTTACGGCCACAGGTGAGCAATACGACGCGATCCAGCGACGCATCGTGGGAAACCATTTGGCGGTGACCAGGGAAGGCCGATCTGGGTCTGAGGTCCGCTTGCACATGGATTCCGCATTCTCGATCGATCCACCACCCCCCTCTCCGCCATCACCCCCCCCCTTGGAGGCCCATGAAATGACCACGGCTGTTGCAGCACTGTCCAGCGCCACCGCGACCTTGGCCACCGCCCTGGCGGGCCAAAGCCGCTCGGATGGCAAGCAACGCTCCATGCCCATCCAGGAAATGGCGATGGATCCTGAAGATGACCCCGACGGCGACCCCGAGGAAACCTCTGACGAGGAGGGCATGGAACCCGACGAAATGCAAAAGCCCAAAAAGCCGATGGCCAGGCGTCGCCGTAGTGACAGCGTGGTGTCACGGCAGGAATACGAGCGGGTGGTGACCGCGCTGGCTGACAGCGAGCGGGCACACCAGACGGATCTCGGCCGGATGGATGCGATCAGCGAACGGCTCGCCGAACTGGAAGCAGATCTGGACACCAGGCTCGATTCCAGCGAGATCGATCTCGATGCGCTGGTCACCGAAAAGCTGGAGCTGCTGGAGCGGGCCAATGAATTGGCCGGTGAACGAATCGACCATTCCGGCCTATCGCCGCGACAACTGCAACTGGAAGCAATGCAGAAATCGGGTGTGGCGATCGAGCGCTTCGATAGTAAATCCGACGAATACGTGGCCGCGGCATTCGACACCTACTGCGATGCCAACACCAGCCCCAACCGCCTGGACCACTCATCCGCTCTGGAGCTCCTGCTTGGCAAAACTTCGGGAGAGACCACTTCGGATCCCCGCGAAGGATATAAACAACGGCTTGAAAGTGCTTCTCGACAACCGTTGGCCAGCAACTGACAAATCTTTAGTTATCTGTCCTCTCGCTAACTGACCATGGCCTTGATCGTTACTCCAAATGCAAGCTCCGTTGATGACGGGGCCCAGATTGCGTACCCTCTGGCTGCCGATCGCGGCCTCCCGGGCCAAATCGCCGACCTAACTGAGGCGGCGATTCGTGCGGGGCACAATGAAACTGCAGCCCGGATTCCGTTTGGGATTCCGGTGAGGCTGAACGGTTCTGGACTTCTCAACAACAGCTGTACTCCCCTCACGGCCGCCGGCGCCATATTGGGGCTCACTGCCCGGACTGCAGTCGCCGAACGCGATGGCCCCTCCGGTGCCTACGCCGATGGCATCCCGATTGGTGCCGCCGTCAACATCCTCACCCGCGGGCCCATCTACCTGGAGGTGATTGAAGCCGTGGCAGTGACCGACAGCCTGCGCTACTTCAAGTCAGGTCCGAATGCCGGGAAGTGGGGCAAGACAGCATCCGCTGGCAATTCGCTGCTCCTGACCGCTGGTAACTGGGCGATTCGCAAGGCCGGCGCCGTAGGGACCGTCCTGCTTCTGGAAATCAACACCCCAGCGGCAATGAGTTTCACAGCCGACTGATCACCGTTCAAGCCCAAACCTCGCCAATCATCACCATGGCCATTCGCAACGACGCCCAGGCCGCAGCTGGAGCTTTTCTGCAACAAGAACTGCGGCACAAACTTGCTAAAGCCTATGAAAAAGAATACCCCGAGATTGTTTATAGCAAAATCTTGCCTGTCAGCTTTGAGGTTCCGGAAGGAGCGGAAACTTATACTTACGATCTATGGGATCGTGTCGGTGAGATGGATCTCATCAGCGACAGCGGTGATGATCTGCCCACCTCAGATGTTAAACGAGGTGAGGTGATTAACCCGATCCGCCAGTATGGCACTTCTTTTAGATACACTACCGAAGAGATCCGGAAGGCTCAATTTGCTGGTATAAGCTTGGATCAGCGTAAGGCTGATGCCGCTCGATCGGCGTATGAAGAGCGTGCCAATCGAGTTGCCCTTTTTGGACAAGCCGGCACCGGTCTTAAAGGGTTCTTTAACCATCCAGCCGTAGACAGGCTGGTGATCACCGGCAGTGCCACCGACGGGTGGTTTGATGCCGCAAACATCACCCCTGACCAAATGGTTGCAATCTTAAATGAACCAGTAACCTATCAAGGTAACGTGTCGAACCAGGTGGAAGCCGCAGACACCTTGTTGTTGCCTTATACCGACCATCGCAAGGTGGCTACCACCAAGATGGGGACGTACGATTCCATGACCGTCCTTGACTTTTTCTTGAAATGTAACCCGCAAATCAAGCGGGTTATGGCAATCAACGAGTTGGACCCAAGCAAATCGTTCGGCAATCTCAGCGCAAAGCGGATGGTGCTATACAAATATTCCGAAGAAAAAGTGAAATTCATGATTTCCATGGCTCTTAAGTTTTTGCCGCCCCAGCCCGTAAATCTGGCCTTCAAGGTGCCAGCCGAAGCCAAATTTGCCGGCGTTGCTGCTTTCTTCCCCAAATCGATTACCTACGTCGATAAAGGCTGATCAGCTTAATTCAGGCTCACATACCCAATTACCTCCCGTTTTATGGCTGCTACTGCAACTGCTCCCGCTCCAGCTTCTACCAAGCCTGAGGTTGATTCCGCTACGGCGCCGGACCCTGCCATGACCGCAGCCCCTGCCGCTGCTGTTGAGGCTGGGGCCCCGGCCCACCGCCGTCTGGCCATCGCCTACACCCCTGAGGTGGTCGAGGCGCAGACGGCTGCGATCCCCGCTGGCGACTTTGTCGTCTGTTGGGTGGGCCAAGAAGAGCGCCTCATCCTCAAACCCGGGCTGAATTTCGACATTGATCCTGGGTTGTGGGAAAAAGCCAAGGAGCGCGCCAGCGTCCAAGAACTGTTGGGTCAGCGGGCGATTGAAGAAATTGACCTGGGCGGCCCGACCGTTAACGACACACCCGCCTTTGGCGTCACGGTGATCAAAACGTGCGACCAGCCCACGGCACTGCGCTTGGTGCATGTGTCGCGTGATGCCAAGCAGCTGGAAGGCTGGCTGGCCATGGAAGAGCGCACGCCGGTGCGCAACAACATCGCCAACAAGCTCAAGCAGCTCAAGGACGGGAAGAGCTGATCATGGCGGTCCCGACCCTGGAGGCATTCCTGGAGAGATTCCCGGAGCTGGTCATTCACCCGGTGCCGGTGATTGAAGATGCCCTGCTGGTGTCGGGAAAACTGTGTGCTGCGGAAATTTGGGGCGACCTGCACGACAGCGGTGTGGGCTACTACGCAGCCCATCTGCTTGATCTGCGCAACCGCGAGATCGGCGCCATGGTCGGCCAGGCCGTCACGGGCATCTCTGGCACAGGGGTGAACGCCACCTTCTACGGCCAGCAATACGAAGCACTGCGCTCCACGCTGCCCACCGTGGGGATGGTTTTCTGATGTCCATTCCGTCGCTGCCGAATTCGAACTACGGCACCCACGCCAATGCTGTCCTGACATTTGCGGTGAGCGGCCTGGCCACGGTGGACGACCCGGAGACGGGCAATCCGGTGCCCCGGCCGGAAACGCTCACCTACACCGCAGCGCTGCGCATCGCACGGCCCGACTGGAAGGGCCAGCCGGGGATCGACATGACCGACTACAACTGCTCGGGCCGGCTGCTGGAGCCCCCCACCCTGGATCCACGGCTCACCAGTGGCTCCCAGGCAGAGGCCACCATCAATGGCTACAGCGGCACCTTTGAGCTGCGGCCGGACATCGGCATCAATCGGGTGGCCCTACCTGCCATCCGCCAAGCGATCCAGGGCAAATTCACCATCGTCGGAGGCAGCCGCTGATGCCAATGGTCGACCTGCGGATCAATAGTGCGATCGATGAGACCTTCGCCGACTTTGCGGCCTACCTGGCCCGGCGTTTTACGGCCGAAATCCGGGAGGACAAATGGAACTGGCCCACCGATCCCTCCCCCCGGGACATCGTGGACACCGGCAACCTCGCCAAATCGCTACGGGTGGTCGGTCCCGAAACTGTTGATAGCCGCATAGAGATTCGTTTTGAGTGGGCAGCTCCTTATGCGGCTCCAGTCCATGACGGTGCGGTGTTCAAGCGCACCGGCAGCAACGGGCAGGCCCTGACGATGCCGGCCCGGCCCTGGACCCGGCCGGTGCTTTATGACCGGATCACCCTCCAGGAGTACTTCGAGCGGCGTTTTGCGTTGGCCATGCAGCGCCAGGGCGATGGGGAAGAGCCTGAGGAGGTGGCATGAGCGACCAGCTGGTCGAACGTGGCGCCAACCTGCTCCAGATCCGAGAGCAGCTGCTGGATCTCTTCGGCGCCCAGCTGGGCGTCTACATCCTGCCCTCTGGGGCGACCAAGCCGGCCTTTTGGATCACCGGCGGCGGCAAGGGGCAGCATCGGGTGCCACCGGATTGGCGGATCCGCGGCATCGAGGCCGTTCTGCAGCGCCGCCCCGTTCGGCAGCCGCTCGGCGGCATCGGCACGATCATCGCCAACCGCATCTGGTCGTTGACATTTGTGTGTTACGACTCAACCCAAACCCTGGATGAAATCGACCTGTTGATCCTCCGGGCCTTCCCGGATGCGCTACGGCGCCCCCGTGCTGCCACCGACGACACCTACGAGCAGCTGAATGTAGAGCTGCCGGATGTCGTTACTATTCAACCAATTCAACTCACTTAGATCCCTCCCCCACAATGTCTGAAATTGCAATCGGCGCCAGCATCCACAAAGCAACCCGCAGTCTGGTACGGGTGGTTCCCTTAACCCTGCCCAATCGTTTATATGCAACCAGGGATAGCGCAGGCTTGATCACCCTGCCAACCCTGCCTACAGGACAGGGCTACGTCAATATGCCAGGTGTCACTAAACTTTCCTTCCAAATTGACGACAGAGAAGAAGAGTTCAACCTATTTGGCGATAATGGCTGGGTAGATTCTGTGACAGTAGGCTCAAGAGTCACCGGTTCAGGTGAGGTATTTTTTATGCGCAACATCGAAGTCTCAGCAGCTTCGGCGCCAGTATTCCAGGGCGACTACTCCGAAGACTTTGCCATAATTGAACGGTCGCGCTACGACAAAGATTTTGAGGTTTATATTGAATTTCTCAAGGAAATGGGCCGCGCTCAAGGTACAAGCGGTGATTTTGTTTATGATTATGCTGGATTTAACGGCGTATTTAGGGGATACAACGATCCCAATGCCAGCAACGCCGGCCTTACCAAAATTAGTTTTAATCTGATGAGCCGCAGCGAGGCAGTAATTGGCCGTTACATTTCCGGCCCAACCCCTCTGCCAATTGGAGAAATCCAATCCACCCAGCTGGCGACGGCGCCGAGCTCGGGCACCCGTCGCTGGGCCACATCCCCGGTAGACAACGCATCGGCCGTGGCGGTCTCGGCCGCGATCACCGTCACCTACACCAGCGATGGCACCGCTGCCCTGACGCAGCTGGCCCTACCCCCGACCGGTGGCGGTGGCTTCCGCCTGGAAAATGCCTCCTCAGGCGTCCAGATCTTGGCGGGGGTGGCGCTGGCAAACAACGTGGTGACGATCACCCCGGCCGCTTCCCTGCCGGCGGCCACAATCCTGCGGCTGCGGGTGGCCGATGGCGCCATCCAGCAGTCGGTGGACGCCTCCAACAACGCATCGGCCAACGGTGTGCGCAAGCCCCTGCAGGGCTTTGCCACCACCTTCCGGACTGCATGAACCTGATCGCCAGCCGGGGCCCTCGATGAATGACCCCGGCTTCTACCCCCTACTTGCGGCAGGAGACGGCTCCTGCCATTTGATTCACTGCGAAGTGACCTGCAACCGCATGGAGGTGGCCGTGATGATCATCGAGCCATCGTTTGGCGATGAATGGGCCCAGGTGACATCGGAGGCGGACTACGGGGGCGATCGTTGCGCCGTAAAGCTGCCATCAGCCTGCGTGAATGCAAGCGAAAGACTTAAGATCTATAACGCAAGCCTTCCCTACAAAACGCTCGAATGACGACCAAGGCAAGGGATGCAGTCTTTGCATCATTTGAAGAACAATTTGTTGAATTTGGCCCCATTCGATTGCGGCAATACAGCGATTTGCTAGGTGGAGAGATTGAGGAATATGACCGGCAGCAACGGGAATCGGCCCAGTTGATGCTGCAGGTGAGTGAGATTGCTCGAACCATTGGCGAGCACCCGGATTCTGGGATGGATGCCGATCAGGCCTTCGCTCTGCTGAGCAGCCCTCAAACCGATGCCGCTCTCAAGATCTCCGTGGCCATGAAATGGGGCCCCCCGGGCGGCTTCGGGGGCGTTGCGGCCTTGTTGCCTGCAAAGGAGGAGCAGCACACCAGGATGATCACCCTGGCGGTGCTCAGCCGCGGCTCCGCCCAGGTGGATGGCGAATGGTTGCCCCTGCGGGAAGGCTGGAGCGACGCAGACTCCCGGGCGCTGCCGGGCAAACTCCGCACCGCCATCATCAATTTCATGGTGCAGGAAGGCAAGGGCGGGCCCCAGCCGGCAGCAGCGGGGGAGGCGGGGGGCGCCGGGGGGGGAAAGCCCCAGGGGGCGCCAGAAAGCAAACCATCCACGAACAAATAGCAAACCTACGGGCGTTTCTAGAGCGAAAACCAACCGATTGGAATAGCATCTACTTTCGCCTGGCCAGTTCTGATCTGCATGATCCCCGCTTTCATGCAGATCAATTCCATTTGCAACCAGTCGGCCACATTTTTAAGGCGATCGAATGGCTCAATGAGCATGACCAGCAGAAGGCCAACATCCTTTCCCACACCACGGCCCGGCTGGCGGCGATCGTTCTGGCGATTGGATCCCAGGGCACGGCCAAAAGCGACCACACCGAATTCCTGCCTTTCTTGGCGCCACTCCCTGGAGGCAAGCCCAACATCAAGCCAGCCGTGATCGCCACCATCGAGGGGTTGATTCGCGCCAGGCGTCTGCCCATGGCCATTGTCGCCCTGCTGGCGGAGGACATTCGCTCGACCATGAAACCGGCAGAATGACCAATAGGCAATTGGTTCTTTGGCAGCAGGAGGGGAGGTCGATCTTGGTGCTGCCGTACTGCGGCTCTATGGCGATCGCAGCGAGCTGGACAAAGAACTGGAGAAGCTGCGTCGATATACCGAACAATTAGAAAAGCAGGGCATCAAGGTCAAATTTGACGCCGAAACCGGCAACGCCACCCGCGAGGTGAACACCCTCCAGCAGAAGCTGGTGGGTCTGCGCAGCACGCTGGAGGCCGTGAGCCGGGGCATGGAGGGAGATGCGTCGGCCTGGGAGAGCCTTGCCGACATGCTCACCAAGGCGGGCAAGAGCGCCGATGGCGGCTCTGGCGGCATCTCCAAAATGGCCGGGGGCCTGGCAAGCCTCAGCCGGGCGGCCGGGGTGGCGCTGCCAATCCTGGGTCAGATCGGCCTGGCAGGGATGGGGTTGCAGACGATCTTCAACGCTGTGGCCGCGGCCGTTGGCTCAATCACCGGGCCCCTGCAAGCCCTGTCCCAGCAGACGGGCGAATTCAACAAACAGGTTGCTGAGGCCAGCATCTTCACTTCACAGGCCTTTGCCGTGATCGGCCCAGACGGCAAAGCCATTGAGGGGACCTCAAACCAGATGCGGGCCCTGCGCGGCCGGATCACAGGCGAATTCAAGGAAATCCAAAAGGAAGTGGCGATGATTTCGGGCGCCACATCCAGCCAGGTGTACGACGCATTTAATATCATCAGCCAGAACAACTCTGGCCTGGGGAAGCAGGGAGAAAACCTTAGCAATGTCACCAAGCTTTCGACCCGCATCGCTGCGGCAATGGCGACGCTCAACATCCCTGGTTATCAGTTGCGGGGAGAGGCCAGCAGCCTGCTGAGCGGCAATGTTCAACCTGGTGATGAGCTGGCGATGAAGCTTTATGGCCAGGGTGCCGGCGAGCGGATCCGCACCTTGCAAGCAGAAGGCAAATACTATGACGACTTGATGGATAAGCTAAATAAGCTATATGACGGTCAGAAAGTATTAGCGGCATCGCTGGAGAACACGCTAAGCAATTTTCAAGATGTGATGCAGTCAATAAATACCAGTGGAGGCCAGGGGTTTGAGCGTGGGTCAGCCCGTGCATTACAGGCAATTTTGACGCCGCTGACGGAATTAAAAGACAGCTTTGGCGACATGATGCGATCCATAGGCGAAGGCCTGGAGCCAGTCATCGTGTTGGCGGGGCAGCTTGCAGGCGCATTGGTGCCGGTGTTATCAGTTGGCGCCTCAATTATTCAAATTATTAGCGACATCACAGCTCTGGTTGGGAACTTTGCCGGTGCCATACTTACGCCAATTATTCAGTTTGTAACGGCAGGACTTACCACAATTGCCAAGACGTTTCAGCTATTGGCGTCGCTGGTATCGACAATGCTGCGGCCAATCACGCTGTTTTTCCGGTTGATTGGCCAGCAGGGGGGAGACTATAGCGATAACGCCTTCGACAAAATCAACGACACCTTGGATAGCCTGATAGCGAAAAGCGACAGGCTGGGTGCAGTTATCTCGAAACCCTTTATTGAAGCCGCTAAGGCTGCCGCCTGGCTGGAGGGCAAGGCCCGAGGGCTAAGCGACAAGGAAATCATGGCGCGGCAAGCCGATATTGCCGCCGAATTTGCCGACAAAATCGGCACCAACGACAAGATCAGCCTGCGCAGCATCAATGTCTCGCCGCTGGCCAAGCAGATGCAGCAGGAGGCGGAGAAGCGCTACGCCGGGGCGATTCCAGAAGAGAAGCAGCTGGCCAAGACCAGAGAGCTGGCCGACATCAAGGAGAAGATCTACAACAACGAGATCACCGCCCTCAACCAGGGGCTGGCCCTGCTGCAGGCCCAGCGGGCCGTGCAGGAAAAGCTGTTTGGCTTGGCCGATGCTCGGCGCGGGCTGGAAACGCAACGGGCTCAGTTTCAGGTGTCGGTGGCGGCATCCCCCGAAGCCCGAGCCCAGGCCGAAGACCGCCGCAATCAACTGGCCAACACCCAGGAGCAGCAACGGATTCGTGAGCGGGTCACCGCCTTGCAGTCGGAGAAGGCAATCCAGCAGCAGCAGCTGGAGATCAGCATCCGCCAGGCGGCCATCCAGCAGCAACAGCTGACCATCCAGCGGGCCGAAATCGACGTGCAGCGGCTCAAAACCCGGCTGGCGATGGAGGAGTTCTATCAAAAAGCCCAAAACGCTGCTCCCAACTCTGCTGAGCAGAAGTCTTTGCTTGCCAACTACCAAGTACAGAAGGACATTCTCAACATCTATCGCCAGCAGCTGGAAGCGGCCGATCGCGCCGTGGCCCTATCCGCCGAAGGCGCCACCAACCTGCGCCGCACCGGCGCCCTGCAGCAGCAAAGCCTCGACATCCAGCAGCGGGCCCTGGGCGTCCAGGTCGAAGCGGCCAACCTCTCGTTGGCCCAGCAGCGGGTGTTGACCCGGCTGAACGAACAGGAGCAGGCGATCAAAAACAATCTTGCCGAACGCACCCAGGTGGAAACACGGTTGCAAAACGGCCGCCAGCAGGAGATCGCCATTCTCGAGCGCCAGCGCAATGCCCAGGAGAAGCTGCAGGCGATCGAAAAAAGCCGTACCGACCTGACCAAGGCCCGCCTCGATGCCAATGCGCAGGATGCCGAGCGCATGCTGTCGCTGGCCCGGGCCCAGGCCGATGCCCGCAACAACCCCACATCGGTGTCGGCGGTGATCGGCGCCCAGATCGAGGCCCTGGCACTCGGCCGCACCGGGCTGGTGAGCGAAGCCGATGCTGTCCGGGAGCTCTACAACGCCAAGGCCCGGCAGTTGAACCTGGAGCAATCGGTTGCCCGCCAGCAGCTGGAGTTTCAGCAGAAGCGGGAGGCCTCCGAGCAGCGGATCGCCCTGCTGCGCCTCCAGGTGGAGCGCACCAGCCAGAACATCGCCATTTTGAACCTGGAAGCAGCCAAGGAACAGCTGAAAAACCAGGCCCAACGCGACACCCTTAGTGGCGCCACCGGGGCCGCGGCGCCTCCAGTGGTCGCGACGGGGGGGCGCATGATTTCAGGGGCCAGGACCAATCGCACCCGCGATCCTGATGCGGAAGCAACCGGCTGGGACATCGTGGTGCCTGGTGGCCGCGGCGGTGCTGTCACCAATCCATTCGGGAAACTCACGATCACCGGCACCGGCTTTCAGGGCCGCGGTGCGGGATCAACTGGCAAAGGGTACGGCAGCTGGGTCAGCGGAGAGTTCAATATCGGCGGCAAAAAATACGAAATGCTCCTCGGTCACTTCGACAGCATTGACGTTGCCAAAGGGATGACCCTGGGGCCCGGCGACCGCATTGGGAGCCAGGGCATTACGGGCCGGACCTTTGGGACCCATGTCACCACCCACGTCAACCCCAAAGGCGGGGCATCAACGGCTGACGCTTGGCAAGCGCTGGAAGCACTTACTCGTGCGTGGGAAACGGGACGCATGGTCCCTGGGTCAGGTTCAGCCGCGCTCCCCGCCATGGCGTCAAGACCCCGCAGTGGGCCCGACATCTTCGCCGGTATCGACATGAATGGCCCCATCCCAGATGCAACACCAGCACCGCTACGGCGGCTGCCAGGTGGCTCGGCACCGATGCTGGCCGCCCAACCCCTCGAAAAGCCGCTGAACAGCCTGGGCAACAGCCTCCAGGCCAACACCGACAGCATGGAGCAGACGCGCCAGTTGCTGGCCAACATCGACACCGCGATCAAAGACCTGCAGGAGGAATTGGGAGGGACCAGAACCCGCAATGAATTCGACACCGAAGCCCTAAGAATCAACCAGGCGGAGCAGAGCAGAGCCATGGAGGTGGAGCGGATGGGCGCCCAGCTCAAGGCTGAAATCCTCAACTCCCCCCGCGGCCGACTGGCTGCCGGCCTGACGGAGGACACCGTGGGCGGTTTGGGCGGCGGCGTTCGCCAGGCGCTTTCTACGGCGATGCAGGGCGGCGACATTCGGGGGGCGATTGCCCAGGCCCTGGCCGGCACCGCCGATCGCCTGGCCCAGACAACCCTCAATTCCATCCTCGCCCCCCTCGAACAGCTGCTCACCGGGAACCTGTTCCAGGCCCTCAGCGGCTTCAGCGGGGCGGCCGGGCAGCAGATGACCGCAGCCCAGCTGATGCTGCGAGCGGGTCAGCTGATGGCCCAAAGCGGCGTGGGCAGTGGCTTTACACCAGGTGGCGGTGGCGGGCTGGGGTTGATCGGCGACCTCTTCGGCGGCCTGGGCCCGGGTGCGGGGCTGGTGGGCGCCGGCATCAAGGGCCTAGGCAGCGCCTTCAATGTCACCGACTTCCCGATGGCCCAGTTTGCCGCCGGTGGGGTCTCCCATGGCCCCAAAAGCGGGTACGCGGCCATGTTGCATGGCACCGAGGCCATTGTTCCCCTGCCGAACGGCCGTAGCCTGCCGGTGCAGCTGCAGGGAGGAGCGGCCGGCGGCGGCTGGGGCGGCGGATCAATCACCATCCCGATCAGCGTCGACGCCACGGGCACGGCCGTCGCCGGCAACAACGAGAAGGGTTCGAGGTTGGGCGAAATGGTCGGCCAGGCGGTGAAAGAGGTGCTAATCCGCGAGAAACGCCCCGGCGGCATTCTCTACAACTGATGCCCTTCACCCTGCCAGCCAGCCCCCGGCCGATCTACCCGGCAACCGAAACCACCAAGCCGGAGCTGCGGGGCAGCCAATTTGACGATGGGCCCGAACGCTTCCAGGCCCTGGGCCTCAACCAGTTCCCCGTCACCCTGCCGCTGCAATGGGCGCCGCTGCCAATGGACAAGGCCAAGATCCTCACCACCTTTTTTGAGGCGCGCCTGCGCAACAACCAGGCCTTTCTCTGGACGCCACCGGACCGCCCCCAAGCGCGTTGGCGCTGCCCGCAATGGTCGCTGACTGGGGCTGGCCGCAACTTGTATGTGCTCAGGGCCGTTTTTGAGCAGTCCTTCGGGATCCGATGACCTACTCCACCTTCCCGGCGGTGCCGTTGAAAAGCGAGCTGAGCAAAGAGGTGCGCAGCCTCGCCACCAAACAGCCCTTGGGGGACGGCTACAGCTACATCACCCAGTTCGGCCTGCATCCGCTGGAGGAGACCTGGCGGGTGCGGATGCTGATCAAGCTCAGTGAAGCGGCCACGGTTCGGTCTTTCCTGGAGGCCCGGGCAACCGATGGGAAACCATTCCTCTGGACGCCACCAGACTATGCGGAGGGCAGCACGCCCATGTGGAAAGTCGAAGAATGGCCAATCGCCAGAGAATTTCAGTCCATGGTGAAGATTGATCTGCTGCTGCGTCGGATTTGGGGGAAACTGGCACCACCTGGGTTCAGGATTGGTGGCGTGCCGCATTATTGCCGGGCGCAGCCTGATTTTGCTTTGCACCCTTCAGCCGCATACGTTCGGTGGGTTGGTGTTCAGTGGTCGGAGCGGGGATATGGCGGCCTCGGCGGTAGCTCGGCGCCTCCAGTGACAAATAACATCACAACGAGTTGGCGACCGTTGCGCACAACAACAGGCCAGCTTATTACATATGGGATTGGGGGCATAGTATTGGAAGGAAACTATAGCGCCGCAGGCTACTTAGGCCCTTGGTACTCAAATATAGATATTTACGTTGCTTATTATTCAGGGCCAGGCAATTCCATGGGCGGATCCATGAGTGTATTCTACATTTACACAGCAAACCCAACGCTGCCGCTCCAGGGTGCAGAAACCAACACTGGGTACGGTTTCAGCCGATCCGCCTACGATTACTCCAACTTTGCCACCGCCAGGGGGCTCTGGGAATTCGCCAACGCCGCTTATGAAGTGATTTTTACCTGGGATGGATATTCCCGGCTGCGTCCAGGTGCCGTAATCTAAATCATAATGGATGCAACACTTAGGGCTGAACTCGCGTCGATGGAACCTGGTTCCATCATCGAATTGTTTGAAATCGAAACCAACTGCCGAATCCACGGCGTTGATCAAACCTTTAGGTTTTCAAACACCTATAGCGCTTCCAGCACAGTGATACCAGTGATTTGGGCTGGTAATTCCTATTGGCCAATCACAATTGAAGCCGACGGCTTTGCTTATGACGGCAAAGGGGTGCTGCCTACACCCACATTGCGGCTGGGCAATGTCAATGGTGAAATTTCCGCAATCCTCAATGAGGTCAATGCCTTCACCCCAGGCAACGACCTTGGCATGGCCAAGTTCACCAGAATCAGAACCCTAGCCAGGTTCCTTGATGCCGCGAATTTTGATGATGGGGTGAATCCTTACGGCACACCCAACCCGGCTGCGACATTTCCGCCAGAGATTTACTACGTTGACAAGAAGGAGCTTGAATGCCGCGATGTAGTCGAATTCAAGATGGAATCAGCGTTTAGCTTGGTGGGTGAACGGGGCCCTCGGCGCCAATGCCTCAAGCAATGCACCTTTGTGTTGGGAGGCGATGGCTGCGGCTACAACGGCCCCAACTTTTTTGACGAAAACAACAATCCAGTCGCATCAGCCGAATTGAGCGTCTGCAGCCAGACGCTTACTGGTTGTCGATTACGCCATGGCGAAGGCGCTGAACTTCCATACGGTGGTTATCCAGGTATTGGCAATTACAATGCCTGATCGCCAGCAATGAACAGCCAGACCCGTGCTGCAGCGCTGCTTGCCGCAGTGGCCGAGGCCCCCCGCGAAAGCTGCGGCCTGGTGGTGGTGGTGGGCGGCAAGGAGCGCTACTGGCCCTGCCGCAACATCAACCCGATTCAGACCGATTTCAGCATTGATCCAGCCGACTACCTGGCCGCCGCCCGGGCCGGAACAATCGTGGCGGTGATCCATTCCCATCCCGACGGCTTCCCACATCCATCTGATGCCGATCGCACCGGCTGCGAGAAGTGGGGGATCCCCTGGCACATCGTTTCCCCGCACCTGGGTGACGGCCAGGGCCAGTGGTTCAGCTTTGAGCCCAGTGGCTGGAAGCCGCCGTTGATCGGCAGGCAATGGTCATGGGGGGTTCACGACTGCTGGGCGCTAGTACGGGACTGGTACGCCGAGCAAAACCTGCACTTGCCGGACTTCGAGCGGCCCGCTGACCCAGAAGAGTTCCTGCTCCAGCCCCTGTTCGAGAGCCTGTACGCCGAGGCCGGCTTCTTTGTGGTGCCCCGGGAGCAGATCCGGGCTGGCGATGCCGTTCTGCAAAGCCGTTTCGTGCCCGGGCTCAACCATGTGGGCGTCATCCTGCCCGATGGCCGCCTGCTCCATCACGTCGAGGGCCGCCTGTCGAGCTCCGACATCTACGGCGACGGCCACCAGCGCAGCACCGGCCGGGTGCTGCGACCGCTTGCCTGGAAGGACAAGAGCCCCTGGACTTAGGGGCCCTTGGGCGCTCGCCGCCGCCCCCCGAGCGTTTGCCGTTCCCCGGGCGTTATCAAATCGAACTATCCGGTATTTCCGGACAGTTCAGAGGCGCTCGAACAGCCAGCTGGGCCGCCCTGGGGGGAGGGTGCTGCCGAGATCACCGCAGCCGATTTTGCCCTGGCCGATCAGCTGCCAGCCATCGCGGCTGGCGCCGATGCCGTGGTGGCGCGACCAATCGTTGATGCGGTGGGTGGTGATTCCCAGGATCCGGGCCAGCTCCGGGCCCGCAATCTGCTCACCTCGCCGGAAGCGCCGAACCTGATCAGGCTCAATCGGCAGCAGGTGCCGGCAGACCATTGTTTCGGGTGGCTGGGCCGCCTGCCAGGGATCGGGCCCCGGCAACGGCGCCGATGAACGGCGAAGGCGCCGGACCGGCAAATCCGCTGGGGTTGGGGTGGCCGGGGTTGCCGGCAGGGCAGCCACCGAACCAGCCGCCGAGAAATCTTCGGCAACTGGTAAGGCGGGCTTACAGGTTGGGGGGAGCACCAGCTGGGCATAGCGCTGCACCAACCAGCCCATGAAATGTGTGGCCAGGGGCCGGGCATAGCGCAGCGAGCGCGGCACCTCATGCGCCGCTCGGCCCTCGATGGCAGCATCCACCTCCTTGGCATAGGCCGCAACGATCTCGTTCCAGTCCGCAGGGGCGGTCACCGCCGAAAACCCAAAAGCCGTGGCGGCTCCCCCCAGGGGGGTGGCTCCCGTGCCGGCCGCGGCGGCCCTGGCCCCTTGGGTCTGAGCCCCCTGGGCACCGGCATGCTGGGCCGCGGCGCCCTGGGCCTGGGCCTGCACCACCTCCAGAAACCAGCCATCCATCCAGACGGCAAAGGCGGGACTGATCCACCGGGCCAAATCCACGGCCAACCTGGGGTGGATCCAGGTGCCCTGAAGCTCAGGCCGGCCGCCTTGGATCGACCGAATCAAGCCCCCAATTCCCGTGGCCGGAAATCCGGTAACGGCTGCAAGCGCAGCGATATACGACTGTGTTCGGTCGTTTGCCTGATAGTGATTCCAACGGCGTTGCCCGGCTTGGCACATGGCCGTGGCGTTCACGTACCCGTCAGCTGCACTGCGATGGATCTCCACACCGTTCCAGATGCGGCAATCCATCCCCAGGGGGAAAGCCAAGCTATTCATGCGTGCTCCCGCTCGAAACGGGGCTATCGGTAAGCCTCGATGTCGCCATCGAGAAACCAGACATTACTGCATCCGGCTTGTAAAGGAATTAGGTGGAGGCGGGCCTCCGATACCGGTGCCCAGGCCTGATGCCCAAGCTGAGCAGCGACCGACGACACTGCCCCCGGCGCCCTCGTTGCCGTTTGGGCCGACCCACCCCCAAGTCGAGCGTACACGGTTCAGGATGAAAGGCCGGGCAAGAAAGGGGGGGGGCTGGAGGCGGTTTCAGAGGCATGGCTCTGGAGGGGCTCCAGAGGCACGGGGCTGGGTGGGCCCCAGGGCCACGGGGTTGGCTAGTTGATGCCCAAAGCCTTTGCTCTCAGCTTTGTGGCCTCTTCATCCGAAATCAAAAGGTCGTCCTTCATCTTTTGAATTCTTTGCAGCTCAACTTGAAGCGTATCCAATGAAGGACCCGCAGGCAGTCTGTTGGGAGCGTCTTCAGATGCAGCTTTTTTCTGCTGCTCAAGTTGTTCCTTGCTGGCAACGGGAATAGAGATTCCCATCACGATGTAGATGATGATTCCAACGAACCAGAAAATAGAGCCAATGGCGAACAACATACGGTAGGCCACAGCAGAGCCTCTGCCACTGACCTCTAACCCTTGGCATACCCCCGCAAGAATCGCCCCTTCTTTAACGCGATACAGCTTTGATTCAGACATGAAAACAAGACGACTTCTTCGACATTAGCGGCGCATGACTACCCTGGCAACATAAAGTACATGGTTCCAGCAAGGCCGCGGCGGCAACTTGGACCATTTGCGTGCGGCCACGAAAATGGTGCTGACCAGACCGCTCGCGCCAACCCCTGCCGTGCCACTGGAGTGGCCTCCGTAGCCTGGGGCTATTCAGTGGTCGGTGGCATTGGAGCGAACGCTGCGTCTGTACGGGCCCCTGGCCGAGCGGACCGGATACACGGTTTTGAGCGCCAATATCGCCTCGATTGGCGAAGCCGTGCGGTTCCTGGTCGCCAATTGGCCCGATCTGGAGGCCCTCATCGCCGGATACGACTGGCTGCTGTCCGAGGGCAGCTACAACCTTGGCGCCGATGAGATTCACTACCCCCTCGGCAGCGAGGACATCCACCTGGTGCCGATCGTGAGCGGTTCAGGATCGGCCGGCGCCAAGATTGTGGGTGGCATTCTGCTGGTGGCCGCATCGTTTGCGGTGCCGGGCATTGGCCTGGCGGCCTTGGGGCCCACCCTGTTTGGCGCCGGCATGAGCCTGGCCCTGGGCGGTGCCGCCCAGCTGCTGACACCTTCAACGCCCACTCCAGAGCGCAACCGTGATCCCAAAGAGACCAACTCCTATTCGGTTTCAGGGGTGCAGTTGACCTCAAGGGAGGGCACGCCTGTCAACATCCCGCGGGGCCGCATCGTCATGGGCGCCATCGTCATCTCAGCCGGCATCAGCACAAGTGAGTTGCCTGGGGCGGGCGCCAACAAGCGATCCATCACCTTGGTGGAAGCGATCCAGGCCACAGGCAAGCGATGAGGCAGATCCCCGTAGACAGCCTGGTCAAGTTGCCGCCATGGCCAGTGATCCGGGGGGCTGGCATCGGTGGCCAAAAGCAGGCCAAGGCCAGCCGGGGGGCCGCCACCGCTCCGGACACCCTCAACTCCACCCAGTACGCCCGGCTGCTGCTGCTGCTTGGCGAGGGAGAACAAGAGGGCTGGCCGTCGGCCAGGGGCTATACGCGGGGCAGCAAGGCCTATGAAACCGCTCTGCTGAAAGATATTTATATCAACAGAACGCCAATTCTTAAGGCATCGGCAAATCCAAATAATCCGAAAACCACTGATTTTAACTTTCTAGGCGTTGTTGTTGAGCATCGCTATGGGACTGTTGACCAGTCTGCGATCAAAGGTTTCAATGCAACCGAATCCCAGCGAGGGGTTGGGCTGCCGGTAACAGCAGCGACGCCGCTGACACGCACGATTACAGATTCTGCTGTCAATGCACTCAGAATCACACTTAGCTGGCAAGCCCTACAGCAGTATTACGATCCCAAGAATAAGGTATCAAAATCGCTGACTTCCAGCATCTTGAAAGGTGGCGTCAAGTCACCGCAGGAGGGCGATGTCATTGCAGTGGAGGTCAAGTATCAGATCCAAGTGGCAACCGCCGGTGGCAGTTTCAAAACCGTGGTTGACACATCTGTGAAAGGCCGTTCTGGCGACCTGTTTCAACGCAGCCATGAAGTCGAAATCTATGGCCCCTTCCCCGTAAGCGTGCGAGTGGTGCGAATCACCCCAGATTCAAACAACTCCAAAGTCAATGACACAATGGTTTGGAGTGACTATACAGAATTAATCTATGCAAAGCTTAGATACCCATATTCAGGGTTGTTGGCGTTGCAACTTGACGCCAAGTATTTCAGTTCCTGGCCGCAAGTATCTGTAGACCGGTTAGGTGTCAAAATCCCAATTCCTGACAATGCAACCGTAGAGCAATCCACCGGCCGCTTGATTTACTCCGGCATTTGGACGGGCAATTTTGCCGAAGCTCAATGGACGACCGATCCTGCCTGGCATTTTTTTGACCAGGTCACCCACCTACGCTATGGATTCGGCCATCGCTGCCCACCTGAAACCGTTGACAAGTTTGCTCTGTATTCAATATCTAAATATTGTGCAGAATTAGTCTCTGATGGCAGGGGCGGATTTGAGCCGCGTTTTTCCTTTTCACACAACATCCAGAGCAGCGACGACGCTTACAAACTGATCAATCAAATGGCCAGTGTCTTTCGAGGCATGCCCCATTGGGGCAATGGCTCGGTAACTGTCACGCAAGATGCTCCTGGCGATGCAATCGTCACCGTATCTAATGCAGACATATCGCCAGAAGGCTTTCGCTATGTCGGCTCCAGCCTGCGGGAGCGCCATACCGTGGCCGTTGTGCGGTATTTCGACAACGCGAAACAGGACTATGATTTTGTAACGGTTCAGGACAAAAAAGCGATTCAACTATACGGGGTAAAGGTTGCAAATATCGACGCTTTTGCCTGCACATCACCTGGGCAAGCCCATCGCGCCGGCCAATGGCTGCTCTACACCGAACAATACGAATCTGAAGTTGTGATGTTTGAGGGCACCGTGGCTCTGGGGGTGGAGCTTCGGCCGGGCCTGCGGTTCAGAGCAGCTGATCGTCTCAAAAGCGGCGTAAGGCGAGCTGGCAAAACCATTGCAGGCACAACAACCAGCCTCACTGTTGATGATGCAACCCAGACCGATCTGCCAACCGGGGCAGATGCAACGATCACCGCCAAGCTGGTTGATGGAAATCTGGAGACACGATTCATTGGTTCTATCAGCGGTGTGGTTGTTACACCAGCCCTGCCATTCTCGGCAGCGCCATTGATTGGTGGCACTTGGTCAATTGACAACAACGCCATGCGCACAAGCCTGTGGACGGCTATTGGCATCACCGAAAGCAGTCGGACGAAATATATGGTTTCTGCATTGCGCCATAATCCAAGCAAATATGACTACATCGAGCGTGATATTCCATTAGATCTGCAAGTGTTTGCACCCCTTGAAATCAAGCCACCGGCGGCACCCTCCAGCGCAACAGCCATCGCCGTGGTGAATCCAGCCACACGGCAAACCGATATGCACCTCTCCTGGGAGGCCATCCCTGGGGCAGTCGAGTATGAGGTGGCGGTGCGCACCGTATGAGCAGCAACTGGCAGACCTACACAACCTCCACGCCATCGATCGTGCTGCCAGGGGTGGCCGATGGGAGATACGAGATCCAGGTGGTGGCGATCGATGCCTTTGGCAACCGCTCGGATCCCTTTGTGCCCCCCACCCAAGAGGTAGATCGATCGGCTACCGGCGTCATCGGCATTGATGGCAGCGTCGAGCGGGTGATGGATGCGGCCGTGGTGGCGCTGGGCGAATGGGTGGTGCAGGCCAGCTGGGCCCAGGTCGACAACGATTCGCTGAGCGTGGCGATCCGGCATTCGCCGGACCTATCAGGCGCCACCTGGTCAACCAGCAACCCCTTGGTCAAAGGGGAGGCCCCCAACGCCGAGGGCCAGATGTTGCTACCGGCTTTGACGGGGACCTACCTATTTCGCCACCAAAATGGCAGCGGGGCTGTTTCTGCAACAACATCAGTGGTATTTCATGCGCCAAAAACGGCGATGGAAGTCGTTGCCACCATTGATGAAGCCGCAACAGGATTCACTGGTGTCAAACGAAATTGTGCCTTCGATGCCTCGATTCAGGCCCTGCGATTAAACGATGAATACTGGGACGATCTTGCGTTGGATGGTGACTTTGATGCGTTGCCAGGGCCAATTGATGACTATGGTGCACCAAGGGTTGATACAAGAACATGGGATGAATTAGCAGAAGACGGCAATTTTGATGGATTGCCTGGCCCAATTGACGATTACGGATTTGACAGCAGGCAGGCAATTTATTACTTTGCCAATGATTTCGACGCTGGGGCTGTCAAAGATTTACAGCTAAGGCGAATAATCCGATCCCGATCCAGGTTGGTTGCATCGACATGGGATGCACTGCTGGGCCCAGTTGATGAAATTTTGAGCATTGATAATGAAACAGCGGAAAGCGGCATTGTTCGATTGGAATATCAAGATTCACACGATGCCCTGAGTTCTGGCTTGGCAGGCAGTTGGTCGGCCTGGAAGCCGTTGACGCGCAGCATCGTCCGGGCGCGATCGGTTCGGTGTCGAGCTCTGCTTTCGGTCGCTGACATAAACCAAGACGTTGTGGTTTTTTCACTTGCTGTTGAAGTGGCTTTGGCAGCAACATCTGCAGGAGGCTTCAATACATTGGGGCCAGGCCTAAGCATTACAGATGGGCAATTGAATGCAGCGTTCCTGCCCGTAATTGATGTACCAACAACCCTTTCTTATGCTGCCACCGTGAATTTGGATATGACTGTTTTGGCTGGCAAAATGGTTACCCTAAACCTTGCTGGCCCAGTTACATTTACCACAAGCAACCGAAGCGCAGGCAAAGAAGTTTCGATACGAATCATCTGCGATGGTACGACTCGCGCCTTCACATTTCCTGGCTGGATTTTTACTCAATCTCCAGCCACGGGGCCATCAAGTATTGCAGCTGGCAAGACAGGGATTCTAAGCATCCGTTGTTGGGGGCCAGCCGACGCCGACGCCACAGCCGTCTACGCGGTGCAGGGATGAGGGGATTTGGCTTTCGCGATCAAGCTTTGCTGGGCAGCCGTGGTGTGCGGCCCGAACCATCAGTACTGACGTTTGCAACGTCTTCCATTGTTTATGTACCAATTCCCAACATAACTAGCAACACCAGGCCGTTACAGTTTAATCCGTCTGGCGGAGCTATGAATACAGGGGCAACGCCAAACCAGAGAAATTTTATATACAAAGACTTGACGTGTAACGACGCTTCTGTTATTTGGGTGCCTTCAGGCCAATCTCTGTCTGCGGCTGTGAACTATGGCAGCAACAGTAGCGCAGGGCTTTCCAATACTAGCCAAAGGGCGCAGCGATTTGATTACTATTTTAACACCTCAACTTCGTCAGATGCCGGACCACCAGTCGTTTACACATGGACAAACAGGTTTGACCTGTACTTTGGCGCTTTCTACCTTGACGGTCCGTTCAGTTTTTGCGGGGCCACAAACATCGTCAGCTTAATAAGTGCCACGGCAACCGGAATAGCACAATTCACCGGAACCCATCCAGGCTGGCTAAATAAAAACGCATTGACCAGCAGCGTTTATAACATTGTCTTTGGTGCGTCTGGCAGGACTGGCACACTGCAATACACTGCGGCTACCGATGTGCAGGCCACAGGCAATCAGATAAGCGGCGGGACAATTACCATTAACATAAATCCTTAGACTGGAAAGCCTAACTCATTGTTCTTGCAAACATGGCCCAGCACGATTTAACAATTGATAGCGCCAGCGGATTGTCACTGCGGCTAGATGTACAAAATGCCCTACAGGCATTAGCTACGCAAAATTCTGGTTCCACAGAGCCGTCGGTTACCTACCCTTTTATGCGGTGGCCAGACATGGGATCGGGCCTAATGAAAGAGCGGAATAGCAACGATACAGATTGGAATGTTGTGGGACTGCTTAACAGCAGCGGCTACGATTACAGGTATAGGCTAAATGCTACCCTTGCTGGGGCAAACGTCAATACTGCTCAGAATCTGCTGGGAGTAGGTGTCACATTAGCCGCCGGCACATACGAATTCGAGATTCTGTTCAGCTTGCTGAAGACAGCGGGCACCACGGCACATACCCTGGCGATCGGGTTTGGTGGCACGGCCGTGCTGAGCAGCATCGCTTACCAGCTGGTATATCGATCGCTGGACGGCGGCAGCTTCCCACCGGCAGCGCTTAGCCCGGCATTCACGACCTGGCTGCAGACTGCCACTCCTGCGGTGATCTCCGGATCCCTCACCAGCGCCAGCGCCAGCCACCACGGCTCGATCCGAGGGACTGTCGCCATCAGCACTCCCGGCACTTTTACCCCCCAATACCTGCTCTCGGCGGCCCCAGGTGGCGCTTACACCACAGGTGACGGGTCCTTCATGCGAATTGCCCCAATTCAAACCAGGGCCGCCGACTGGTCGTGACGATTGCCAGATTTGCTTAATCTGAACAAACACAAGTCATGCAATGGGCGTCGGCGAAACAATTGCCCTGGTTGCCGTAGGACTTACGGGCGTAGGAATGCTTGGGGCAGGGGTGAAATCAGCGATTGAGGCGTTGTGGAGCATCTCCAGAGGGTTGGGGGCCTTTGAAGGAAAAATTCTAGAAATTTTGAACCGCCACGATAAAGAATTGGCGAGTCTAGACGAACGATTTCGACATGTAGAAGATAAGGTTAGATGAAACGCTATCAGATTGTGTGTTTGACATTTGTGGGGTTATTCCTGGCGGTTGGCGCAACCCACGCCTCTGTGGGCTGGTTACGTTGTACACAAAGTCATGGCGGACTAGCTTGCAGATCCTTTCAGTCGGATGCCGTAGCTGGTTGGAGTATGGTCGCAAACGTCATTCAAGGAATTGCGTTTAAGGGGGATTAAAATATTCATTGGATCTTCTTCGATACTTTGATTAGAATAAACTCATCGTTTGGAAAGGTTTCAGTTCTGCCATCGGCATAGGTCACATCAAACTCGGCCTCATAAACCCCGCTTGAGTTCCCTGTTTGCCATGAATACTCCACCGTGGGCGTATCCTTTGCGATCACGACCACGGCAGAATCGTTAATCAACGTAGCCCCACCAAGCGAGGGTAAGTTGCGCATTTGAAACATCACTGTTGCCCCCGTCAGATCCACCGTGGGCGGGTATAGCTCATATCGGATGGCGGGCGATGTGTTGCCCTCCTTCATGTAAAACGTATCCATCGGAACCTCAGATTACAATACGCCCGCCACGGCGTGATATAGCTAGCTTACCGCCATTTGCTGGATCGCCAGGGAACGCAAAGCGGGTGGAAATCATGGACGGTCCGTACCCAATCACCGTAGCCACCCCTGCAGCTGTGCCCGCAGCGCTGGTGGTCGACGCGCCCTGCCCCGATGCTGTGGCCACTCCAAAAGAAGCGCCGGCAACGGACAGAATCAGCGCCACCTGGGCCTGCACCGTGGCCGCGCCTGCCGCCGATCCAGCAGCAGCTGCAATGGCCGCGCCCTGCCCTGCTGCCGTGGCCAGGCCAGAGGCAGCCCCGGCAAAAGCCAGAATCAGCGCGCCCTGGGCCTGCGCTGTGGCCAAACCGGCGGCCGATCCTGCACCCGCAACAATTCCACCGCCCGACGGACTTTGGCCTGCCGCCGTGGCCGCGCCTGCCGCCGATCCAGTGGCGGCAGCGATGGCCGCGCCTAGCCCACTTGTTGTTGCCGTACCTGCCGAAAGCCCGGCAGCGGATGCGCTGGACTGGCCTTGCCCAGACACGGCAGCCGCACCGGTTGAAGCCCCGGCCCCGGCTGCCACCGAGCCTGCAACAGAGCCATCGCCGAGCACCGTTGCCGTGCTGGATGCCGTTCCAGTCGCAGCGGCAACGGCCTGGCCTTGCCCGGATGTTGTTGCGACACCTGCCGACAACCCTGAGGCGGATGCCACCGATCCGCCAATACCACTTGTCTCTGCAAAACCCGCGGCCGATCCAGTGGCGGCGGCGATGGCCTGGCCTTGCCCGAATGCTGTGGCACTACCTGCTGACGATCCGGTCGCAGATGCGAAAGACTCGCTCTGTGCCAGAGCGGTGGCAGTGCCCGCTGAAGAACCAGCAGCACTGATGATCCCGCCACCGCCCGAAACCACAGGCGACCAGATCGCAACCCTTCCGCCAAACCCCTTCTGGGCTGTCAGCGTGCCGGTCAGGGTTGAAACAAAAACCCGCCCGCCGTAGCCTTTCTGGGCTGCCAGCGTCATCAGGTCACCGTGATGGCTTCGAGGTATCCGTTGAAGGTGGTGCCGCCCCAGGCGACTACATCAAGGGAAATGATCTGCGTCCCGCTGCCCGTGGGGGACAGCGAAAGGCTCACCGTCTCCCATGTGTTTGCCGCCGCCGCCATCAACGCCCGCCGTTCGGTCATGATCCCCGGCAAGCCTTCGGTTGGCATGTAGGACAGGCCCATCGAAAGACCGGCGTTGTCGCGCCGCATCCGCATGGCAATCGTTGTCGTCACCCCGCACGTAATCTCGAACTTCCCCAGGGGCAGGCGCACCGGACCACGGGCCACGGCGTTAGTGCTTGTGACCTGCACCCGCCAGGACGAGGCTTGCGTGTCCTTCACTGCGGTCTGCCGGGTCATCCGGCCATACGAGTGCCGCAGCGTGTCATTGCCCGCGATCTTGCCCAGACTTTCGACCGACAGCAGCCCGTCATTGCCGTTTGAGACGAAGAACACGTCGCTCGCCTCTCTCAGGTCCGCGTTCCGGAGGAGCGCATTGACACCTTGCGCAACGAAAATCCCGCCCGACTGGTTGTTGAGCGTCACCACATCATCCGCACAGATGTACTCGTTTCCGGGGTTGCCGTTGAAGTTAAGGCCGTACCCACCGTTGTTCCGGATGGTGAGGCCCCGCACAAAATTGCGGCCCCCGTTATAGCTCACCGCATTCAAGTATGAGTAGATGTTTTCCAGAACGCTGCCGTTCGGCTGGTTCGTTCCGCCGAGCGAAGGGCCACCGCCCGCCGAATAACAAACATCGGCAGCACTCAGCCCGCTTTGGGCAAAGCCGTTGGCTGCAAAGCCGCAGGAGGTAAGGAGACTGTTTTCCACCCGGCACCCGTCACTGCCGGGCAAAGTGTTCCCGCCGAGCGACGTGTTCATGACGAAGTTCCGGAACGTGTGGAACCCAAATCCCCCCGCCGAATAGTTACGGGACGACAGCATGTACCTGGTCATGCCCGTCCGCGTGGCCATGTCCGATGCAGACCAGCCCCCCGTCCAGACGGTTTGATCTGCGGCGGTCCCGGCCACGTTGGGCGACCAGATGCGGGGTTCGGTAAACGGGACACACTGGTGGGCATAGGTGGCCACCGTCCCCGCCGCACCGTCATATCCCCGGCCAGTGTTCTCAGCACTGGTGTCTTGGTTGCCGGTGCGGCTCAGGACAACAACTGTGTCCGACGTGACACCCATCACACCGAACATCGGTTCATCGCCGGTGCCGGTGCCGCGCAGCGGCGGGGATGTGGTGTAGGCGGTCTTGCTGACCATCGTTGCCAGCGTGATTTCATCGGCACTGCCGGGGGCCTTGGATGCCCACAGGCAGTTGATCGAAATGGTCGGGGTGCCGGGGTCTGCCGTGGCGCGCAGAGCAATGGAATTGATGGTGCCGATGCTGCCGGTGTGCCCGTTCAGGCCCGCAAACCATGCTCCTGCGGTGCCGTCCGTATACGGTATCGAGACAATCGGCACGTCGCCGCCCGCGTCCGAACACAGGTCCAGAAACACAGTCCCCGCAGTCAGCGCAACCGATGTGCGTAACCAGACGTTGACCTGCTGAAACGCGCTCAGGTCCATCGTCAGCGGCTTATGCGCAAGTTTGCCGGTGGTGAAGGCCGCGCCAACGGCAAAGGTGATTGCCCCCGCGCCGATGATCCGGGTGCCGGACGCATTAACCGTGACGTGAGCAGCCGCGACCCAGCCCGTGTTCACGGCCAGCGCGTCGACCAGCTTGACGGTGCCTGCCGGAACCGTGATCGACCGCGCACTTGCCCCGGTGGTCCAGGTGCAGTTACCGATCAGGGTCGGGGCGGGGCTTTCGATGAAACGGATTTCATCGCCCGGTGCCACCCGCGCCGCCGTCGGCCCGCCGTTGATGGTCTTCCATCGGTCGGGAAACGACTCACCGTTGTTGGCATCGTTACCGCCGACCGGATCAAGATAGAAGATTGTCATTATTGCTCAACCATTGGTTCAGGGCAGCGGTGCGCAGAGCGGCATTGTTTGCCATCGGCAGCTTGAAGATCACGCCAAGCTCAGTCCCATCGGTGAAGCGCAGGTTTGCTTGTTCTTCCACACCGCCCCCCGCCGCAGGGCCGTTGTTTTGCCATCCCAGCAGCATCACCGCCTGCGCCCCCGCCCGCGCGGCGGCAACGGCAAACACGTCCACCGTCACGCCGTTTGCCTCTGCCCAGGACGGAGATCGGAAGGTCTGGGAAAGGATTGCCGTTTTCGTTGCTGGTGAAAGCAGTCCCATCGCTTCGACGTTATCAATCATCGCTGCAACCTGGCCTTCATCCATCTCTGGGGAAACCTTCTGGCTTCTATCTACGGCGTCAAGCATTGTCAATATGACGGCAATTGCTTGCGTTGATAATGAAATAGCCGTGTTGTTCGGTGTTAGGTCTGCCGGTATCTCCCCTCGCGCCGCCACGATTCGCAGTGTGGCAAGCTCGCCGGATAGCGCCGCCGGTACCGCAATCTCTGGACACGAGAAGGGCACACGAACAGCGGGCAGGGACGGGTCCGGGGCGTTTAACGCGGCCACAACCTGCGCAGCATCCAGCCCGGTCATGTCTGATTGTTGCAGGCGTTCACTCAACGTCGCCATTTCTCACCCCGATAGGCACATTTCGCACTCGGCTAGGCATGTGCTGCGAGATAGAAATAATCATCATTCCTCAGTGACTGTGCTGGTCGAAAGTATGCGAGGAGTAACGCCAGGAGCTATGGCAATGGGCGGGGTGAGCGCTCCTTTGTAGAGCACCAAGGCCGCGCCTGAAGATGCAACCCCAATCGCAAAATGCGTGGCATTCCCAGTGCCCACCGTACAGTTTGGAAAATCGACATGTGCTGCAGGTGACACCGAGTTGTCCGTCACCGTGAACCCGGCGCTGGATCGCGCACCGCCGACGCGGGCATAGCCGGTGTAGGACACCTCATTGGTGGCCTGCGTGCCTACCTCACCGGGATCTGCCGTGTGCAATGAAAAGAACAGCTGCCCCGCCGTTACTGCCCCCCGCAATCCGGTCGCGTCACCGATATTGGCGATGGGTTCATTTAGGAACACTAGCCGCATCCAGGCGTTTTCAAAGGCATTCGATTTAGACATTTCAATCTCCTGTGTTTGGCGGCTGGATGAAGGCGGACCTAGCGGCGTTACTGGTGGTGACGCCGGTTTTAACGGCGGCCAGGTCTACAGCATTTTACCGACTCCGACCCAACTGAGCCGGGAATCTTCCTGCCAGGGACGCAACGGCAGCCCATTCATTTAGAAAACCAAGACCCCGATGGGCCAGCTGATTGAGGTTGAGGCTCAAGCGGACCGAGCAAGTCACGAACTAGGCACCGGCCAGACCAAACCCGTTGCCAGGCCTAGCAGTTGCTCAAACTCATAATTCGCCTTAGCCGAGTTCGATCCTCGGGACCCCCATCCCAAAAACCATAGTCAGGACAAGGGATCTTATCCTGCTGTGGCCATTCAGCCGGGCATTCAGAAGGCACAAAAAGGCCCGTAAAGGCCCGCAAGGGGCCAAAGTAGGCACGCTTTTAGGCACGGTCGATGCCTCCCAAGGACCCGTATCTCGCCCGAGTCAACCGGGCCCTCCGTGCACTCGGAGCCAGCGTGTCGATGGAGGTCACGCCGTCCGGCGGCCGGCTGCGGTTGCGGGGCACCCTGCCAATGGCAGATGGCACCTGGAAGCAACGCCGGATCGCCACCGCCTTTCCCTATCCAGCCGGGATTGACCAAGCCCGGGAGCTGGCCGAGCAGCTGGGCCAGGACATCGAGCTGCATCGCCGCGGCCTTCAGCCGTTCCCTTTTGACCGCTGGGCCCAGGCTGGTGCCGGATCGAGCAACTGTGCTGCCCGGGAAAGCATCAGCGGGCATGAAGCGATTCGGCGGACCGAGATCTGGTGGCACGAGCGGCGCCAGCGTGGTCCGAAATCGGCGGTGAGCTGGGCGACGGCCTACGGGGGGCCGCTGCGGCCACTGCTGCAGCAGCAGGATGTGACGCTCAACATTCTGCGAGCCTTGGTGGCAAGCAAGCCTGTTGGTGGGTGCGCAAGGCGCAAGGCGGCATTGGCAGCGACGGCTGTGGCGCAGGCCCTGGCAATGGGGATGGAGGCTGTGCAAGAGCTGCGGGATCTCGGGAAGGGCTACAGCCCCTCGAAAGCGCGGCCGCGCAGCTTGCCCGATGACCAGGTGATCATCGATGCGATCGATGGAATGCCCGCCAATTGGCAGTGGGTCGCCGGCATCTGCGCCACCTATGGCACCCGCCCCCACGAGGCCCTGCTGATGGCCTGTGTCGAACGCAATGGTCTGGCGGTGATCCGGGCGGGAAAAACTGGTGCTCGAAAGAGCCTGCCGCTGCCGAAGGCCTGGATCGAGCGATGGAACCTCCAGGAGCAACGGCTGCCGGCAATCAATTTCGAACGGGACAGCCGAACCGTGGGGGCGCAGCTGGCGGTGGCCTTTCGCCGGTTCCAAGTGCCGTTTCAGCCGTACGACCTTCGCCATGCCTGGGCCGTGCGGGCCATCTCCAACCCGCAGATCAGCCCATCTCTGGCAGCCAAGAGCCTGGGCCATTCCTTGATGGTCCACACCACGCTGTACCAGCGTTATTTCGACAATGACTCAATGGCATCACTTGTGGCGCAGATGTGAGGCATAGCCCTCAACATCCACCAGCAGCCGTCGCCGCTTGCTGCTGTCCTCATTTGTGTCCCTGACGAACTTGGGAGGGATTGTGCCCCGGTCAATAGCCCCCCGCAGCGCTTTGGCACTGGAGAAATGCAAAATTCCGGCGGCAGCGGGCAGGGGCAGCCAAAGGCTTTTTGGGTTGGACGGCCTGGCATGCAGCTGGAAGCTGGCCAAAAGCCTGTCCAGCTGCTCTGCAATCTCGTCGAGGCGCTTGTTAATCGCCTCGGCTGCAGCATCGCCCATGGCTTCAGTTGGTGAGCTGGACGCCACTGGCCTCTTTCAACTCGTGGATCGTGCGCCGCGCCGGCAGGGACTGCAACGGCAAATCAGGCTGGAAAGGATCGTTGCGGCTCAGTGACCCGGATTCTTCATCGAAGAAGAAGAACGATGGATCCACTTCAGCCGTGGGCTTGCGAAGAACCACCTTGTCTTCGACCAGCATCTGAATGCCGCGGCCAGCCTTTTTGACCTTGATGGTGAGGGTGAGGCTGCCGGCCTTGTCGGTGGCCATCACCGCCTGGGTGAGCTCGGCCAGGGCCACGGTGAGCTCGCCGTGCAAGGCGCCCTGGCGCTGGAGAAACAGCCAGGCCGAAAAGGCTTGCAAGTTTGCGGTCTCGCCGTTGGCCGCGGCGTCATCGGTGGCTTGTAAACCTGAGGGTTCGTAAGTCATTTTGAGCTTTTATGAAAGAGGAAGAAAAAGCTGATGTACTGAAGCAAAATGGCAAAAAGAGCAATGCAAATGAGGCCTTGATCTGTCACAGCGGACCAGCCGGAATGCCGTGGTAGACAACTAGGTCGGTTTGTTCTTCAATCACCTTGATGGCATCGTTAATTGAGGATCGCAAGATTTGATCCGGCCTATCCAGCAGCAGCCGCAGGGTTAATCTTTGGTCGCGCAATGAATACCTAAATCGTGCTGGGACTTTGAAGGGATCCGATCCTTCGAAAGGCGCCAAGGCCAAGGTGATGCTTTTGGGAATTTTCAGCTGGTTCTGCCTGCCGGCACTGGCGTTGTGCTCTTCGGTATATTGAAAACTTACTTCACCGGAAGCCAGCCTTAATGCCTGCTGGAATTTTACTCCAGAAGCAACAGAAAGACTGGAGGCAATCTCCAACAAGTCTGCCGCGTCTGGTTCCACAATGTCAGCCAGGTGGTCTTCCAAGAAATCGGCGAATTCATCTTGAGGATGGTTTTTCTTGCAGAATTCAAACCATTCGGACCACGCTGCAGTGAGCTGGAATTCCAAGATTGCTCGATGAGCGCCCCAGCCAGGTTCTTGCTCTTTAAGATCCGAAGGGCTGTGGCGGCAATGGCCATCCAATACGGCCGTGATTGTGTGCTTGTTGCAATCAGCCCATAGCTCAGCCCGTGGGCCAGGATGGATGTGACTGTTGATATAGTCAATAAATCCATTTAATTGATGAAACCTGAAAGTGCCTGATGGCCTTAATGGTGGCAAACCGATATCAAAACGGCTACGATCTCCAGTCAGATCAAGGAGATCCATAGAGCCGTTGCCGGTATGGGCCCAGTAAATCTTTCCAGGCTCAACCTCAAGCGGCCTGCAAGCTAATTGGGCAATTTCAGCGACTGCATCGGCTTCAGTCCTATTACCATTGCTTGGAGAAGCAGCACGAACAATTTGATCAGAGCTGGCCATAATGGGAAAAGTCGAATGTGGGAAAAAAGTTGCGGGTTGTCAGGCGTGGATGATGGAAGCGGAGCTAACCAAAACCTTCACCGACTGCCGGGGGAAGATCGGGTGTCGCAATCTCATCGCGGAGCTTTGCTCGCAGCAGCGCTTCCCATTGCTCGGGGTGCGCTGCAATCCACTCGCGGGCGGAATTGCAATGCTCGATTGGGGGCAGCCCTTGGCGCGATCGCCAGGCATTGGCTGCACAACGCGAGCATTGGGCTCCGGTGCCGGGTTGATGGCATAGATCAAGCTGCTCCAGGGTCCAGTACCCATCCAAAACACCCATAGCCGCTCGCTGGCCCCAGTTCGTTAGGCCCCTCTCAAGCCGAGAGCGGGTAACCACTCCTTCTCCAACGGAGACTGCGAAGATGTCAATCGTGGCCGCTGAAGCGACCAGATCATCCATGGTCGTGGGTGATTCCATCACGCCTCAGCCAGCTGGGGTTCGGCGGCCGCGGCCATTGCAGGCTCAAGCGGATTGACCACGCCAGTAGCCGCGGCCAGGGCCAACAGGGACTCGATGCGCTCGGCCCGGGTCTTCGGTGGCGGCTGGATCGCCTGGGCAGGAGGCAGGGCAAAAGCCCGGTGCTCCGCAGGCACCGGCTGTAGAGGGGTGAAAGTCCCCGCAGCGGCCAGCCGCTGGGGCAGATCACTCCGCAGCCCGCGACCCACACACGGGGAAATGCCCTGGCAGGGATAGAGATACCGAAGCAAGGCCATGTGCAAAGCCATGTCTGGCACGGGCTCAGGATCCAGCAACAGCTGTTGTGCCGCAAAAATCAAATGAGCCTTGTTCAGCTCTTGCCGTGCCTGCTGCGGAAAGGTCAAAAACGCAAACGTGTGATCATCGCCAGTGAGCTTCTTGGCAAAGCGCTGGAGGGACGAAAGGCTCTCCAGCACGTCAAACAGGTCATCGGAACTGATCGTCATGGGCCCTCCGTACCTCGTGGTTGATCCCCCGATTCATCGCATCCCGCTTCTGCTGGCGCAGGTCGGAAGGGTCAAAATTCGGTTTGCCGGATCGTAGCATCCTGGATTCTGTATGGGCGAGGGCAAGCGTAAAATCGCTTGTTGTCGCTGCCTCCGCCAAGCCTGCAATCACCCGGCGGTGTCCCTCGTGGCCCAGGGACTGCCAGCCGGCTTCGGCTGCCTGTTCGAGGTAGCCCTCCAGCACGCCGTGCTCAACCGCCAGGCGAATCGCGTTCAAGGTCCGGGTTCCCAACTGCAGCCGATCGGCCCGGGGATGGACGCGGCAGCGGCGCTGCCACCAGGTCGCCAGCAGATCCAGCAGATCTGGCTCCAACTCCGGGGCATCGCCCGGCAAGGGGCAAGCCTGCGCCGAGCGGCTTTTGGCGGTGGCCGCGGCCTTCGGTTGGGCTTTGGGTTTGCTTGCCGCTGCAGCTGCGACAACGGGTTCAGCGGTGATTGGGCTGGTGGCCGCGGCCACCGGTGCCGGGTCACCGGGAGTGTCCGGCGAGGTCGGTTCAACCGGATCGAGGCTGATCACCTCCGTCACCTCGATCACGCTGGCGGGTTCGTCCCCCGGTGCGCGCAGCGCAGTGGGGGATACAGGGGGTTCTAAAGGCTGTTCTTCTTTCTTCTTGTTAAGTACTTCTTGTTTGTATCCCCCATTTGGGGGAGGGGTCCCCTCCCCCGGTTGGGGTAGGGGTACCTCACCCCTTTTGGGGTATCCCCCATTTGGGGGAACCCCCCGTCCGGGGGATACCCCTTTCGGGGGAGTTCCCCTGCCAGGGGATGGGCCACTGTTTTGACGAGGCTCTTCCCCAGTGTTCATTAAGGTTTTGCCAGATAATGCCGGCTCCGAGCGCACATGGAAAACGGTCGTGAAACCAGGCCGTTGGACACTTGTGACCCAACCCCCGGCCTCAAGCCATCGATGGGCTTGACGCACGTCATCAGCCTTCATGCCGCATTCCACGCTCTGGGTTTCAATCGACGGGTAGGCCTTGTCGTCGGTGCCGGCATGATCCCAAAGCCATGCGTAGACGAACAAATGGTTCTTCCGGTCTCTGCAATCCCGCAGCAACTGCTTAGGGATAATGACAAAATCAGTACGCTTAAGGGTTGACTGATCTGGCTGTGATGGCATAGAATTCAGATGTTGAATGTGATGGTAGAGGGCCTGGCCTGACTGGGCTCGACGCCTTGCGGATCGCTGGGGAGCGGCTGTAAGCACACGTTCTGCAAAGAACCCCGGTTCGGCCCCGGGGTTTCTTTGTGGATGCAGATATAGGCCATCCACGAAACAGGATAGGGGCTTGCTGGCGTCTCGAACAACTGATGGGCGGGAATCGGGCAGAATGCAAGAGCCACCCTTCTCCATGCGGACACGGTCATTGCCCAAAGCCACCCCGCCAGAACTGCAGCGCTTTGCGCGCGGGCAAGAGACCTTCGCCGCTTTGACTCGCAGCTGGATGGCGCGCTCGGGCTGGAGCTATGCCGCCATGGCCGACCTGGCCGAAGCCGCCGTTGTCGCCCTGGAGGCGAACGGCATCCCCGGCATGGGGCAGGGCCCTTATGCCACGGATGATCTTGCTATCGCAAATGGCCACGTCTGGCGCGCTAAGAGGGACGGCATTGGCAACAACACCACCATCCCCAAGCTGAATCAGGAATCAGAGGACTGGGAACGGGTCGCCACCGTGCGCAGGATTTTTGCCTCCCAGATCAACAACCTGCAACGCCAACTGCTCAAGCAGGTATCGCCGGTGATTTTTGACAGCTACGGGCTGCTCAACAAATACATTGAGGCCGTCCAGACCGGCAAACTGCCAGCACCCAAATCAGAGGTCCTGGCTCGGCATATCAGCAGCGCTGTAACGATCACCGACGAACAGGGCCTCTACGGCGCCGAAGAATTTTTCAGCGTTTATTTGGGCAACTTGTCCCCGGAAATCGTTGAACCGGTGGTGAACGATCAGGAAGCTCGATCCATTAGCGCAGCCGTAGCCAAGAAAATTCGCGAAGGCATTCAGGCCTGCAAACTTGATCTGATCGACGACTGGAGCCAGTTCCTCTCCTGTTACCCCACATCAAACCCTGAGCGACTGGCCCGCATCCGCGAGGTGGCCCTGGGCCTTGGTGCCTGGTCAGCGGATCAGGTGCGCGACGAGGAGGCCGCCGTCGCCATCGCCCTGGTCCGCCTGGCCAGCCGCAATCGGCCGCAGCTCAGCGATGCCTCAGCAACCGCTGCACCCGCAATTGAGGGATCCCAGGTATCAACCCAGGGGCAGGGCTGACGGGGCCGCGGCGGTCCCACTGCTCCCACGTTCGTACGCCAGCTCCACCTGCTCATTGCTCTCCGGGCACCGCCAGCGCAACACCAGCCTGTCCACAGGCCAGAGCAGCAACCATTGCGACCGAGCCCGCCAAATCTTGTCGGCAGCCTCTGCCGAGCTGGTCTCACATGTCAGATCCGAACCTGTAACCGCAAAAATCAGCGCTGGAACCGTCACGGGCAAAGCAATGGGCGTTGGCATACAGGATCTTGGATGGGTGCTATCCTTTGGCTGTCCAGCCCACCATACTGATTTGTGGATGTTCCCCAACAGGGCACCGAGCCCACGCTCACGGATGAAAAACCGGCTCAACAGCTGGAAAACCCTGGTCGCCTACAAGCCCTTGAAAAAAGGCTCGCAAAATTAAGCGAGTGGGCCTTGTCTGCCCAGGAAGGGTTCATAGGATTACAAGAAAAGCAAGACTTGCTTGCTGCTGACCTCGCTTCTCATCAGGCAGCACTACAAACTCAACAGCAGGCCGCGGCTGTTGACGTGGTGATGGGTTACAGGCCTTCAGTTGAGCAGCTAATCCTGCTGTTTGAGGCCTTGGCGCAGTGGCAGCAGGGCGCCCCTGAGGTTGAGAAATCAGCCCGGGCCAGTTTCAGAACCAAAGACAATAACGAAGGAGGAGGAGGAGGAGGGAAAGAGGTGAATTATTCGTATGCCACACCAGGTGAAATTTCTTCCTTGGCACGAACATCAGGAGTATTTGGGCTAGCGCATTTTCACCGAGAAGTTGTTCTTTCAGATTATAGTGTCATTAGAACTTATTTGTTACATAAGGGCGGTGGTTTTATTTACTCAGACGTGCCACTTTTGACGAGGGAAAATAAATTACTTAGTCCTATGCAAGTGTGGTCAGTGGCTAACACTTCGGCAAGGCGACTAGGACTCCTTTCGGTCTTAGGCATCATGCCAAGCGACACCGATGATGATGGCAATCCGCGCCAGCCAGAGGGCCAGGCAAATGGCCGCGGCCGATCAATACGAACTGTGGGTGCAACTTCGGGCTCCGCCACCGGACTGGGAGAAAAACCACCGCCATTGCCTGAAGCGAACATAAAGCGCATCCCAACTTCCAAACCTGCTGCTGTGGGGGCAGGACCTGGGCAAGCGGCAGCACCGATCCCAACCACAGCAACGGCCGGCTATGCGCCCGCATGATGACCCTTGCCATCAAGCCATCCTTTTTGCTATTGCGCTGGCGAGTCAATTCTCAATGGTCTTGTTTGAGTTTCTCAACCCATGATCCTCAATGGCGCGAGACATTTCAAACGATGGTGCGCAACCAATTGCAAGTCCATTTGATTTATCCTCCAACCAAAGCATCTAAAGACTATGTCACGAATTGTTCGAACAGCTGAGCCTGATGTCTTCTTTCATGAGGACGCCGGTTACCTCATCCCTCCTAAACAGAGCAATCTAGCGCCCCTGCTTTTGATTGCCCGATGTGGCACCCTAGGCCTGCGTGCCAATGGCACCCTGGTTCGCTTGCACCGGCCTGAGGAATGGTCAGCCGGCATGCACGGCATGTACGGCGAATGGAGCGAGATTGAGATGAATTGCCGAGGGCTTACCTGGGATGAAGATAGAACAAAAACACTTTTGGAACAAACAGAATCCATGCTTTTGTTGCCCGAAAAAAGCTTGAGCCAAGAGACCCTTGCAATAGCTTGCCTTGTTTGGGCCCAGGCCCACATCGTAAGCCTTATGCCGTACAAGAAAGCGCAGCTTCGCATAGAAGAACTTCAAGAAGCCATTGAAAATGTCAAGAAGGAGAACAGTAAGTTAAAGGCAGCTTTGACTAAATCTAAAAATTCCTGAAGCGAACTAACTACTAATTTTATTGCCTCCCATGAACACAATTCAAATCATTGGCAAGATCACTCGCGAACCGGAAATGGACGGAGATATTACGAGAATGGAGCTTGCTTCCTTCGACAATCAAGATCCAAGGCCAATCTGGTTCAAGGTTTCCGTCAAGGGGCACAAAAAACTGATGGCAAACATCAAAAAGGAATCGTTGGTGGCCATTACAGGCTCTATGAAATCTATGCACTGGCCCAACCCAGCCACAAAAGTAACCTATAGGACACTGGTCCTATGCGCAACATCTGTGCATTTGCTAGAAGATTTTAGAAATCGCCTGTCAATTGTCCATCAAGATGAGGCAAAGCCCAGCTTGGAATGCCGCATCCGAGATCTGGACCGTGGGGCAATTGAACAACATATCACTAGCGCTAAGCGATCTGGAGGGTCACTCGCATGAATCATGCAACACAAGGCCATGCCACAGAGGAACAAGTGTTCCCCTTGTTGTGCAAAAAAGTAAATCAAGACAATCAAGTCAGATGGATCAAAACCAAGATTGGTGAGATCCTGCTTAGACACTTTGTCATTACTGAAGCGCAGCTCAGGACAGAGTTGGCTCCCTGTGCGGAGCGATTAATAGACGGCGATGGTAAAGATATGTTGGGCCTTGTTTTAGAACAGATGCTATTGCGAAAGCAACTCCAGCGATGGCAGCCCTATCCAGGCATGCCACCCTCTTTTGGAAATGATGATTTTGTCTATTTGATGCCATCACAGGGGGAGCTTTATGTTTTTGATCTAATTGAACCGCTTGAACCACAAATAACCGAGCAAACAACTCGTGAGTTGCCGCAAGCGCCACTCTCTTTAGCCAACCGATTGGCGGCCGCTGCGTGTAAGGGCAGTGGCATTTGTGAAGCCATAGCCTTAAAGACTGATGGGTATTGTGCTGTCTGCAGACAAATGAGCGCTGCAGTTGCTGCAGAGCTGGCCAAGGAACTACGCGAACACCACGGTGGCAGCTCCCAGGTCGCGGACATGCTCGATGGGTTGTTGGGATGAGCACAGGCAAAAGGCCCAAAACAAACTTATCAGCAAATGTATCAACCAAGAAACGAAGTCGCTTGGAGAATATTTTTAGCGCTAAATGGCTGCGCGATTACCCTCATTTGCATTTTGAACGTGAATATGTGATTCCTGGCTGGCGGGCATGGGCCGAAGAAAAAAAACAACTGGGCCTTGTTACCAGACGGGTTCCGTTCAAGGCTGATTTTGCTTGGCCTCAAGCGTGTGTAGTTGTGGAGGTTCAAGGCGGCACCTTTGTCGTTGGCGGCCATTCGACTGGGCCAGGCATTGAGCGCGACGCCATCAAAAGCCTTACCGCTCAAGTCAGCGGTTGGGCGCTGATCTGCCTAACTGACAAGATGTTGACTCGCAATGGCGAGAAGATATGGCTGCCGAAACTGGCATCATTTATTGTCGCTCGAACCGCATCAAAAGCAGCAATACGTGAGATCGCCATAAAGCAATCTGTTGAAAACCTGATGATGCAAGGCTGATGGCTATTGAAACGCAAGGCTTTTGGCTCTCTCTGTGGGGCAGAACCCTGGATTCCAGTGCGATTGTGGAGCTGCAGACTGGTCAGCCACGCAAATTTCTGCCGCCCGGGACATTCTGTAAGCCAGCAAAAGCCAGTGTTAAAGATGTGTTGGCAGAAGAAGCCTATAACATTCGCTCTGTTGCCGTCGAATTACCAGGAGAATGTTTGCCTTTTATACTCTATACAGTTAAATTGTCTGATAACCCCAATGCAACAGGATCAAATCACAGAATGTTAACTTTACCAACAGGGGGCTTCATCATCAACCCAAACCGAGAAACCCCTGCAAAATCTGTCACGCTGCGATTCCCAGTGGGAACCTTGTTGCTGCGCTTGGAAAGACCTTGCACCGAAAATCAATGGTGCCGTGATAAAGCCCTGATTGCTACAGCTGTCCCCCGTTTCACGGCTGATGGTTGGTGCCGCCGCACCTTCCATTACGACGACCCTGCCAGGGTGTTCCAACCAACTGCGATTGTTTACCGAGACAGCCTCGATGCCATCGTTTTTGTTGAAGAGTTCAACCGACAAGGCGACACCATTGTGACTGAACGATTCTCGCTGCAGTAATCGGCAGAATGGATGGACAACGTATGCCATCACGATGACTGGACGGATTGCCGACAAGAAGCCTGAAGCGGTCAAAACCATCCTCACCATCACTGCTCAACAGGATTCCTGGCTCAAGCAGAAGCCAATCCCAGCGAGTGACCTCAGCCCAGACCAAAGGAAGCCAGTGAAGGCAGGAGCCATTCACGGTTTGGTGGCCGTACGGGAAATCCCCCGCACGGCCCATGTTGAGGTCGACCTTGCCGAAGGCGGCGGCACCTGGGTGATCTGGCAGCCCCACTGGAGAGGTTTCTCAGAGCCTCCCACCAGCTCCATCGTGAGCGGCTTGATTGATTGGCGCGACATGGGCGCAGCGGTATCGACTCATCTCAGCGTTGGTGAGGTGCTGCAGTTCGATCCCCGTCGGCGGCCATCACCCTCCAGCGGGGACATCCCCCGCATCATCCACACTGCACGCAAAGGCTTTGAGCCCCTCAGGCTTGCCTGGGGGACACCGCTGGGCGTGACGAGCTTCTACCGACCTGAGCCGATCAACGGTGAAGTTGGAGGGGTGCGGAACAGTCACCACATCCCCGGCAACGCATTTGACATCTACCCCATCGGCCGCAGCTTGGAGGAGTTATACCAATGGGCTCGCGTTCGCTGGACGGGCGGCCTGGGCGATGGCCGAGATCGGGGCTTTCTCCACTTCGACACCCGCAATGGTGGGGGATTTGCACCCGGCGGTGGCCGGCGGCCGGCGGCTGAATGGATCTACTGAATTGGATGCCCTACAAACGGCCCGAACCCATCATCCCACCGATTCTGACGGCAGGGCAGGCACTGTTCCTGGCATCCCAGCAGCAGCTGCACCGCCAATCAATCGAGGAGCCCGATGCTGACGCGGAACCCTTCGCCCACATAATGGATTTCGACGGAGAATTCCAGCAGAATCTTGCGTAGGGCATCGTCGCTGCAAGCTTCCAAGGTGGCCGGATCCCGAAGCAGGCAGTCGTAAACCGTCGACGCATCGCTGGAGGCACTGGGCGTCAAGGCAACAATCTGATCACGCAGTTGGCAGATCGCCACCCCCAGGGCAACAACCCCCTCGGTTTGCAGGGCCTGTAGCCGGGCCAGCTGATCTCGGCACACCTGCAGCTCGTAGCAGTCGCTCTCGGATTGCTGCACAGCCCATTCCTTGGCTAGCTGTGCCATGCGAGGGGCCGCTCGCCGGGTCAGCGCTGCGATCGTTGCCTTGCGCAACGCCTCCTCTTCCAGCTGGGCCCCGTGGCACGGGCAGCCGACGCGGCTGCATTTGTAGTTGCGCGCCCGGCTGTCCCAGCGGAACTGGCTTGAGCAGCCGCTGCACACAATGAGCCGAGAAAAAAGGCGGCATTCATCCCGGCGGGGCTGATGGCCGCGGATGTAAAGCAGCCGTTTGAGGATTCGCCATTCTGACCGTGAGATCAAGCACGGGCCATGGCCCCATTCAACCGTGGCCCATTGAAGGGAACGATGCACTCGATGCCCGTTGCCACCCCGAAGGGTTGGGTTCGTAATCCATCTGCTGAACCCTTTTCGTGTCGGTATCCAAGGAAATGCAATCGGCAAAGCCCTTGTAATTGCTGAATACGTGAGTTCGGACTGAATTGCCAATTCAACCAACAGCCTTGCATGGCGCCAGTTGGATTCGCAGCGCTGTATCCGTCCGTTGCTGTAGCTAAAACCAAACGGTACTCGTCGCATCGGCCAATAAGGATCCTTCCTTGTACGGCGTCAAACACCAGTCTGCGCCTGGACCCAACTGGGTAAACTGGTTAACAGATTACACAGATAAGCTTTTCAAAATGGCCGCCAAACGCCCTGCCGCCGCTGGTCAGCTGGCTCCCATTGCTAGGCCGGTGGAGGACGCAGAAACCAGTCCCAGAGCGCGAGTTGTCACCCTGGCCGAGCTGACGCCAGACCCAAAGAACGCCCGGCGGCGCACGGAGCGCTCCCACGGGATGCTGTCCCGGTCAATCTCCGACTTCGGTGCGGCCCGCTCGATCGTGGTCGATGAGAACGGGGTGGTGCTTTGTGGCAACGGCACGGTGGAGGCCGCGGCGATCCACGGCATCAACCGGGTGCTTGTGATTCCGACTGACGGCAACACCCTGGTGGCGGTGCAGCGGACCGATCTGAGCCCAACTGCAAAAACAGGCCTTGCCCTGGCGGACAACCGCAGCAGCGACACTTCGGAGTTTTCCGGGCGGATGCTGGCCGAGCTGATGGAGTCCGACCAGATGCTCGACATCAGCCCCTGGTTCACCGAAGACGAGTTCTCGGCCCTGCTGAAGGCTGATGAGGTGGAGCCCCCCCTGCCTCCCGAGGAGCCGGCGGCAAAGTCAGGCCTGCAGATCACGATCGCTTTCGACGATCAGGAGGCCTTTGACCGCTTTGGGTCGCTGCTGGTCCAGCTGGCCGCCAGCCTGCCGGAGCTGGACGAGCTATCGGAGCGGCTGGCTCTGGTGATCGAGGAGCACCTCAACCGGCGAGACCGGCGAGGCTGAGGTCCGCCTGCAGGCCCTGCAGATTTGAGCACCACCTGCAGGCCCTCCGAGTGGTGTGGCGTCAGCCCCAACCCGGCAGAATGAGCAACTGGCAATAACGCTGTGCCGCAGGGCCTTTTGGAACTTGAGGCCCGGCTGGCCCGGCTGGATGCCAAGGCCAAGCAAGCGGCCCCCGGGCAAATCGGTCTCGACTTTGGGTCCACGCCCGCACCACCGGCCGCCGCCGGTGCGGGGCGCCCGGGCAAGCCCTGCGGTGATGGCCACATCAGCGCGGGCTATTCCTGCCACAAGAATGGCGGCGACGCCCCCCAGGGGCCAGCGGCTGGCGACACCTTCACATCGGATGAAGCCATTGCCCTGACGGTGTTGGCCAACAAGAAGCTGCGCAGCGACAAGGCCAGAAACAAGGCCATGATCGATCTGGGTGTCAGGCCAGATACGGATTTCGTCGCCCTGGTCTTGGCGGCACGGGAAAAGCTGGGCGGGCCCGGCTGGTGGCAGGACGAAAGCGGGTGGAAGGACAAACTGCAGCGCTTTGCAGCTGCTGCAGGGATAACGCCCAAAGCCCCCGCCAAGAAGAAGCAGGAGCCAGAGCTGATCAGCTCGGCCGAGGTGAAAACCTCCGCCGACCAGCTGGCATTTGCCAAACAGCAGCGGGCTGCGGCCCGCAGCGCTGGCGACACCACGGGGGAACAGGCCTGGGCTGATTTGCAGCGGGACCTCCAACGCCGCCGCCTGGGGGCGGCCATGGCCGGCAAGCGCCAAAGCCAAACGGGACTCTTCGGGGCCACCGATTACGACCAGTCGCTGCCCCTCTTTGGTCGCAAGGATGGTGCCGATCCGGTTCGAGCTGAAATCGCTTCGATCGTCACGGCAGAACTCGAGCGCCAATTCCGCCAACCAATACAGCTGCTCTCCCTCAACAGCTCCAGGGCCACCGGTGCGGTCACCGGTCGCTTTCGCAGTGGCCAAATGGTCTTCGGCTATCAGATCAAGGGGGAGCGGGTCAGCTATCAGCCCATCGGCGCCGAGCTGGCGGGGCCCCGGGGTTCGGCGCCGGAGCGGCAGGACGCCATCAGGGGTTGGAGCCCAGCGCGGTTGCAGGCGTTTCTAGTTACAGCTGCGCGGATGGACAGCCCCAGGCCCGGGCAGCGCCGCTGCGCCACCGGCTATCGCTGCGGCAGCACCTGCATCTCCCGCAGCAAACGGTGCGAACTCACCGGCAATGCCCAAGCCCTGGGCCGCCTGGGGGCCCTCGTCACCGGCGGCCAGGGCCAGGCCGTCACCAGGTTGGGCCGCAAGCTCCATGGGCCCAATGATCGCCCGGCCCAGCTGCTGCAGCGGCGTGATGCCCTCCTGGCCGAAGGCCGTGACCTGCTCTCCCGCCGCCGCGACGACGGCAACGGCACCCTCATGGAATTCCCCACCCCAGAGGCGATGCGAGCAATCAGCACCCTGGGGCGCCGCATCCGAGAAGTGGACCGTGAATTGCACGAGGCCTCAGGCGAAAACCCCAACCACCGCCGCTGGCAGAAGGGCACCCCGGGCCTCGAAGACGGCCGCACCGGTTTCCCTGCGATGCCCGACAGCCCCGGGCGCAAGCTCTACCGCGAGCAGCTGATCCAGGAGGCCCTCGCCAAGGGCACAACCGCCGGCAAGGGGGCCGGCGGTCGCAAGGTGGCCATCGTCATGATGGGAGGGCCCGCTTCGGGCAAATCAAGCCTCCTGGCCAAGGTGATGGCTGACACCACCGGCTATGTAAAGGTCGATCCTGATGAAGTGAAGGATCGGCTGCCCGAGTTCGCCTTGGCAGTCGCCAATTCCGACAAGCTGGCCGCGGCGAGAGCCCACGAGGAATCCAGCACCGCCATCGACGAGAAGATCAAGGAGCGGGCAATTGAGGGCGGCTACAACGTCATGCTCGATGGAACGGGCAAAAACGGCAAGAAGTATCTGGCGATGGTGCAACGCCTCAAGGAACGGGGCTATGAGGTCCGGGTGATCATGCCCCACATCTCCGTTGCGGAGGGCGTGATGGCCGCTGAAAAGCGCGCCCATCGGTCGGGGCGCTTTGTTCCTTTGGATTTCATCCGCCAGGCCTATGAGGTGATCCCGCACAACTTCGAGCAGGTGGCCCGCTTAGCGGATTCGGCGGTGCTGGCCGATGCCGAGCCCGATCGTCTGGGGGCCCGATCAATGAGCACCATCCAACGGTGGGAGAACGGGCGTATCGTTGAAGAGGACCAATCAAAATCACGCGCCTACAAACAGCAGTTTTTTGGAGGCAAAGCGCCGCGATGACCAGCAGCACCAGACAGGATCCCAGCGCATCAATTGGAGGCGACACCGCCGCAGACGAGCAACTTGATGCAACGCTGCCAGCGCTGACGGCAGAAGAGCAGGCCAAATACGAACTGGAGTCGGAAGGGATGCCCGAATGGGACCCTGATTCCCACCTCGGCTGACCGTTAAAGGCCCAAACAAGGTCACAAAGGGCGGATTGCCGTACAGGATTCTGTATTTGCTTGCATAGGGCTATAGCACCAAGTGATACTTAAATGGTCATTGCACTACATCCAGATGCTTGTCGGTTCTGATTTGATGGCCAAGGTCAAGGAGATGGGGGATGTCAGCAAGTCCGATCTTGTTCGGGCTTGTGGCTACGTCTCCACCAAGGCCGATGGTTCCGAGCGCCTCAATTTCACGGCGTTCTACGAGGCCCTCCTCAATGCCAAGGGTGTGGACTTTGGTGGCGGTGGTGGCAAGGCCGGTGGCGGCAAATCCCCAGGCCGCAAGCTCAGCTTCGAGACCAAGGTTCAGTTCAATGGCAACCTGATGATCGGCAAGGCCTACACAGCCTTGCTCGATCTGAAGCCCGGCGACGAGTTCGAAATCAAGCTCGGGCGAAAATCGATTCGCCTCTTGCCGAAGGGTGACAGCGAGGCAGCAGAAGATCAGGATTGATGGTTGCGGCCGGCCCCTGGTCGGCAAGCGCAGCGAAGGGGGCCCTGGTTTGCGCCAGGGCTTTTTTGTGTGCTGGAGGGCCGATTGGGTCGCCGCACCGTTACGGACGTGTTACGCTATGAAGGTAGGGGAGGGATCCCCTGTACCCGCTGGAAACAACAATGGCCAACACCGCCACCGCCACCGATACCGCCACACTTTTGGACGCAATTGACTCGGCGATGGCTGCCTACAGCGCCTCGATTGATCGGGGGCTCGCGCTGGCCGGCGAGATGCGGCGCCTGGCCGACACGGTCGATGGCGGGATGGCCGACGCACGGGCCGAGTTCGACGAGTGGTGGTGACGCCACCCCCCCCCCAGCCCGCCGGGGCCGTCCGGCAACACATCCATCCTCTCACCAGCCAGTTATGCCTGAAAAACGCTTCTTCCCCATCTCCTGCCGCTCTCTCTACTGCGGTGAAACGACCTGTCCTGCCACCTGCTCCAACCTGCCCGACTTGACCGCCTTCAACGCCTGGAAGCAGCGCACTAAGGCAACCCAGCCAGATCCGATCTGGAGCCCCACCTGTTGGCAAGCCGCCGCTTGACCCCTGCCCGCTGGCCCTGACCCTCGGCCAGCCTGCAGCGCTCAGCTGCTATCCACCATCATTCAGCCATGACCACTACCACCATGCAAGTGACTACCCTTGACAAAATCGTTCAAGCTGCCAACGCTGCCGTAGCTCTTCGGGGCAGTGGCCAGCTAGCCACAAAGAAATACGCAAAAATGATCGACACCCATTGGGCGGCATATATGTTTGCCAGCGGCAACTATGATTCTGTCGATCTTTATTTAGGGTTGAGAGCAATTACATCAGCGCGACCATTAGAACATTTTTCGCAGCTTGGGAGCTGCGACTGGCCGGTGCTGGCCGCTTTCATAGGCGGT